CCACCCTACCGCAACGGAGACTGCACCATGACCACCAAGCTGAAGCGATATTCGATCTGGAACGCGCGCACGGGCCGTGTGATCGGCAACGCGCTTGTCCACACTGCACGAAACGAAGAAGCCGCGTTCAACAAAGTCGCGCGAGACCTAGGCTTTCGCAACGGTCGGCACTTCGCCAATCGTGCGCTCGGGATGAGCCTCGACGATGCGATGGCCATGTTCACCTTCGAAATCACGGAGCACTGACATGAGCAGCATCATCCAGCTTCTCGCCCGTCCCGACAGGTCCACGTGGCTTGTCTCGGGCTACGCCTTCGAGGACGAGCCCCTGATCAAGCTCCTCGCTTACCGCGTCTACGCGCCCATCGACGACGCGCCCGCGCGCGTCTCCTCCGGACGGGCCTACGCAGGACCCCGCGAGGCCAGCTATCGCACGTCCACGGGTTTCGAGCGCCGCCTGGTGTGGGACCCGACGAAGCCGGCCGACAAGATCGCGACCCTCCCCCTCCCCGCGCACTTCCCCGGCGTCCGGCGGAAGATCGAATACCGCGGCTGCGTCTTCTCCGCCGTGGGGAAGAACGGCGACCGCAAGATGCTTCTCAGCGTGACGGACGAATACGTGGCCGGCGTCATCGCCACCGCGTTTCCGACCATCGCCCTGCACGACCCGAAGTGACTCCGCAACGAAACCCCAGCAGCAGAAAGAACCACCCACCATGACGACCATCGACACCTACAACTTCTCCCAGTTCCGCGCGTGCCTGGAGGCTGCGCTCGTCTGCACGTCGAAGGACCTCGCGCGCCCGAGCCTCACGCGCATCGAGGTCAACGAGGCGCACATGCACGCGACCGACGGATACCGTCTCCTCCGGGTCGGCCGGCTGGAAGTCGCGCCCGGGACCACGACTGCGGAGAGCCACATGCGCCGACGTGTCCACATTCCGCGCGCGGACGCCGAGTGGTTCCTGAAGGCGTACCCCGCGAAGGCGGCGGGTGGCTTCCCCGGCGTCCTGACGATCACGGACGACGCCATTCGCTACGACGCCGAGACGCTCCGCAAGTGGAGGCCCGTCGACGTCGGCGCCTTCCCCCACGTCGACGCCGTGATCCCGGCTGCGAAGACGGAGCCGCCCCCCTGCCCGACGATCGGCTTCACGCTCGCCTACATCGGCGACACGCAGAAGATCGGGAAGGCGATCGGCGCGACCGAGACCGTGCTCCTCGGGTCGCACATCGAAAGCAACCTCTCCCCCACGCTCTGGCACATGAAGGGGGACGACTTGAGCGCCCTCTACGTGCTCATGCCCGTCCGGATCTGAAGCCTGCGCGTCGACTTCGGTCGACGCTCGGCGCGTGCACGCGAAGCCTCGCGTTCACGCGCCGCGCAACCCGCGGAGAAAAGAGAATGCACCATGATGAGTTTCATCGGGAAGATCGGACCGGACACTGCAACCCTGCAGAAGAACGCCGAGAGCGTTGCGATCGCCGCGCTCCGCGCGACGGGCCTTCCGCAGGTCGAACGTCTCGGGGACGTGCTCGCGGCGCACGTTGCCGCGCACGGTCTGGACGTGAAGACGCTCGCGTTCATCTACCGGCTCATCGAGCCGATGGGTGGGCCGCGAGTCGGGCGCGCGGCCTCTGCCCTCCTCCACGCGGGCAACGCACTTTACGTCGCGCAAAACTTCGACATGCACATGACCGACGACTTCGGGCCCGCCGACCTCGGGCACTTCGACGACGGCGTGAGCAACGTCTACCAGGCCGCGCGTCTCGTCGCGCAGATCGAGTCGCTCGCCAAGCATCAGCCTCCCGCCGGCTCGCGCGGGTCGCGGAAGGGGCACGGGTGAACGTCATGGTCACGATCGATCAACTCGCCGTCGAAATCGAACGGCTGACCGGCTGCCGCGTCGCGTATAGCGTCGCCTCGCACCACTACGACCGCCAGTGGTACGTCCTGACCGTGCTCACCGTGCCCGAGGGACCCTACAGCGGCACCTACGACGGCACCGGAGCGGGCCCCACGCACACGAGCGGTCTCACGAGCGCGCTCGCCGACGTGCTCGTGGCCCTGCGCGCAAAGCGCGCGTAGGGCGGGCGAGCGCCCACAACGAAGCGACGTCCCTAGCAGAAGGAGAGAACCACCATGCCCACCTTCGACTGGATGACCGTGCGACGCGGAGACGTGCTCCGCATCAACGGCTCGCGGCCGTGCGTCGTGACTGGGGTCACGCTCCGGAAGAACGGCGGGCTCGACATCGCGCTCGCGAGCACGAACGGCGCTCCGCGCGGCCACGTCTACACGTCGACGGCCCCGCGAGCCCCCGCCGTTTGGGCACGCGCGACCGGCCGCCCCGATCGCGACGAGACCGTGACTACGGTCGAGTTCGCCGGCCCCAACACCCTCGACCCGCCCCCGAAGAAGGACAAGCCATGAGACCGGACCTTGTCTTCGTGATCCCCGCCCCCGACCATCTTGGGTATCTTCGCCCTACGCGCGTCGAGCCCATCGCGCTCACGCCGCGCGCGCCGCGTACCGTGCTCGTGATCACGTGGCAGAACCACAACCTGACGATCGACTCCTACACCACCACCACGAAAGGACACGCACGATGAATCCCCTCGTCTCGCTCGCCTGGCTCATCTTCGACGACCCGGGCCCGATCCTCCGCCTGCGTGCGCGCCACGTCGACGTCGCGCTCGCCCGTACCGACGAGCCCCGCCGCATCTACGATGCGATCGTCGACGGCCCGGCCCGCATCGTCGTCTCCTTCGCTGACGCGACGTACTTCGCCACCTGGGCGAACGCCGAGACGGGCGAAGACTGCGCGCGCGTCGAAGCGCTCGACGTGCACACGACCTCCGCGCTCGACCTCGGGCCCGTGTGGGGGCTGCACGCCGAGGCGGCCCGGAAGGTCGACCGCGACGCGCACCGCGACGCGCTCATCACCATGACGTCGATGCCCCACGAGCGCATCGCGACCCACCTGCGCGACGGCACGATCGATACGTGCGTCGTACTCCCCGACGCCGCGCGCCCTGCGGCCTACTTCCTGGCCCGGTACGCCTACGAGCTTCGCGGCATGCTCGTCGGGATCGCACAACCCTGTCGCGCGGAGGCATGAAGCCATGGCACGTCAACGCAGCAAGAGCCCCAACGTGGGACGCACTGTCCAGCAACCGCCCGCCGTGCAGTCCTTCGAGGCCGCGGAGATCGAGGCGAGGCTCGACAACTGGCGTCGGCGACTCTATCTCGCCGACAAGAAGGCGCACGAGAGCTTCGAGGAGTTCCTGGAGGATGACTTCGACGTCGACAACTTCGTTCCGCGCGGTGACCTCGACATGCTCGACGACAAGGGGCGCGAGCGCATCGAAGGGACGCGCGACGAGATCCAGGTGCGGCTCCTTCGGATGGAGGCCGCGTGGAAGAACCTGCAGAGCAGGCTCGACGTCGCGTGCAGTCTGCTCGAAGACCTCGCCCAGGTCGCGCCCGACTCCGTCGAGAAGGCGGAAGCAATCGACTTCCTGGAGTCGCCCGAGTGGAAGCAGGCCCGGCAGTGACCGACCTCGACAACTTCTACCGGGTGCTCCTTCAGGTAGGCTTTCAGCCATCCACGGCGAAGCGGTACACGCTCGCGCTCCGGCACGTAGCGGAGATCGGGGGAGAGAACGCCCCGATCACCGACACGACGAAGGCGGCCGCGCGCCGGTGGGACGCGTGGAAGGGCAAGCCTCCCGAGGGGCCCGTCACGCAGGCCGTCAACCACCTGCTCCGCCGGCTCGAAGCTCCGGACGTCGGAATCGTCTCCCGCGTCACGCAGAAGCGAGCCGGCCAGACCCGACGCCTCCACGAGGCGAAGAGCATCCCCGACGACGAATGGCAGCGGCTCGTCTACCACACGCTCGTCGACGACACGATCGAATCGATCGTGCTCGGGCTGCTCTACGCGACGGGCCTACGCGTCGGCGACGCGCTCCGCATCGATCGGCTCGCCGTCGAACGGGGCGAGACGACAGGACGGGTCGAGCTGACCGCGAAGGGTGGCGAGCGTCGCATCCTCCCGTGGGCCGGCGCGCCCGACACCTGGGCATCGGTGGCCGCGCTCTTCCGGCGCTACCCGCGCTCGCTCATCACGCTCGCCGACGTGGTCGCCGACGAGACCGACGCGGACGTCTCGTCGTCGGGCGCAGCCTACAAGGCACTCGAACGCGCGCTCCGGCGGTACGCGGCGCAAGCCGGGATCACCGAGCGCATCTACCTCCACCGCATCCGCCGCACGGTCGCCGTCCAGGCTCTTCGCCTCACGGAAGACCCGACGGCCGTGCAGCAACTCCTCGGGCACCGGTCGCTGATGACCACCGCCCGCTACCTCGACGAGGCCCGGCCCGAAGCCCTGGCCGGCCTACAGTCGAAGCTCCGCGACACGTTCCTGAACCCGAAGCCGAAGAGGACCCGATGACCAAGAAGACCACCACCACCACGCAGCTCTCGTTCTACATCGACACCGACGAGCTGGACCCGAACGACGTCGTCCCGAACGTGCCTGACGCCGACGACTGCACGCCCGACTACGTCAGCATGGTGCGCGAGGTCGGCATGCTCCAGCTCACGACCGACCACGCGCTCGACGTGCTCGAATCGTTCGCCACGCACGCCGAAGACAGCATGCTCCCGACGGCGGCCGCGACGTTCCGGTCGCTCGCGCTCGCGCTCCGGGGGCCCTTCGTGAACGACACGCTTCACGAGATCACCGCCGATCTCGGCATGGCGCGTACCGAACCGAGCCACATCACCCGTGTGCGCAACAGGCTGGATGGGGCCAAGATCCACGTCGGGCGCACCTATGCCACGGCTGTGCACCTGGCCGAGGTCTTCAACCTCGACCCGAGCTACACGTCGGGCGAAGACGAAGACGAAGACGAGGACGAGCCGGAAGACGACGAGACGGAAGACTGACCCCATTCCCGCTCGCCCGGTAGGGCGGGCGGGCCCACGACAACGACACCGCAACCATCCAACCAGAAACGAGACCCACCATGCGCAAGTTCATCTTCGGGACGCTGTTCCCGGTCTACATCGGAGCCCTGCTCGGGCTCGTCCTCAGCCTCTTCCTCTCGGGCTGCAACGACGCCGGGCCTCCGACCTTCCGGTCGGCCGTCTACGCGTGCAGCATGTCCGGAGGACTCACGTCGTACGACACGATGGGCGGCTCGACGACGAGCCCCATCCTGAACCACCCGGTCACGCTCGACGTGCCGGCGAACCTCGTGTCGATCGCGGCGCAGCCGTACCCGTTCACCTACGGTCTGAGCCAGCCCATCGACGACGGCACCGTCATGCGCTGGCTCCCGGTCGGACTCATCGGCGGAGGGACCGACGGGACGATCGCCCCGACGAGCGTCGTCCGCTACCAGTACGATCTCGCCCCCGGGCAGCTCCGGCTCGACATCCTGGAGACCTACGCGGACGGCTCGTCTCTCCGAACGACGCTCACGGGCACGTGCACACCAGGAGGCGTGTGATGCGCGGCGTCATCGAACTCGTCCTCGTCGTGCTGCTCAGCGCGGCGTTCGGCGCCCTCGCGTCCGCATGGGCCAACCACCTGCGACCCGATGCGCCTCGGGCGACGCTGGCGCCGCGCCAGCACGCCGAGCGCTGGCGAGTCACCCTCAACACCGCGGGCGTCGCGTGCACGCCGCCGGACAGCCGTGGGACGTCGTCGTGCCTCATCGACGGCTCCAGCGGGATCGCACGGCTCCTCTGCGACGCCCGCGGCTGCACTCCGGTCGGTCCATGACCTTGCCCGGCCTTCGGCCGGGGGCTAGGATGGGTTTTCCAGCGGCGACACGGCTTCTACGGAAGTACCGTCACCAACCTCGGGAGGGGGCACGTCCAAGGCGTGACCCCTTTCGTCTTTCGTGAGGTCCATCGTGGCTCGCCGCCGCATCCGCCCCCTCGTCCCTCCGCCCTTTGACGCGCTGCTTGGCGCCGTCGACGTCACGCCCGCGACCGAAGAAGACCACCTGCTCTTCGACGTGCTCGGGCTCATCGGCCGGGAGATCCGAGCGCAGACCCGCGTCGTCGAGAAGCTCGACGCCGATGTCCAGCAGCTTGCCCCGCTCGCCGACCTCTCCCCGCTGCAGCGGCGCGCCTTCCAGCGCGCCCGCCGCAGGTTCGCCCTCGCGATCGCGAAGCTCGACCAGCACGAGCGCGCGCACGCCCTCATCCGACGCATCGCCAACGACCGCATCCCTCGAAAGGACCCAGCACCATGACCGACGAAGCCGCCGCACGAGACGCGGCCCTCGACCAGCTCGAAGCCACCCGCCGCAACCTCATCCAGATCGCGCGCAACGTCGCAGCCGAGCTGTGCGACCGCCACGGCCAGGTAACCGCCCCCGACGTGAAGCGCGCCATGCTCGACCGCGGGCTCCTCGACGACGACGAGCGCCAGCTCGACCCGCGATGGATGGGCGCCGTGTTCCGCGCCGGCCAGGGGTGGGAGCGCATCGGGTGGACCCCCGAAGGCTCGCACTGCCGACCCGTCGCGATCTGGCGCACGAAGGAGACGCCATGACCACCGAGGAGATCCCACCCGCCATCGCCGAGCGCATCGACCGCGCCAAGAAGCGCAGCGACGAGCTACGCGACGCGCACCGTTCCGCCCTCCGCCGCGTGCACACGATGGTACAGGACGCCCTGCTCGATGACACGTCCCTCGATCCCGCGTTCTACAGCGCGTGCGTCGAAGTGCGCGAGACGCAGATCCGTCTGCAGGGGCAGGTCGCGATGCTCGCGGCGCTCGCCGGCATCGGGCACGACCTCCAGATCGATGCGGACAACCGCGAAGAGGAGAAGCCATGAGGGGGCGCCCCCACTTCTGGAAGTGCACATTCTGCGCGCGTCACCGGAAGGACTGCACGATCCGCGGCGCGCGGTCCCCGATGGGGACGAAGACGACCACCGGAAGGTGGCGTCCGTTCTCCTCGCGCAACATGCGCGAAGGCGCCGCCGTCGAATACCGGTGCAGCGATTGCGGTACCTCGGGCTGGTCGTCGCACGCCGATGCGATCGAGACCTTCGTGACGGAGCACCCCGACAAGGCGGCGGACCCCGCCTTCCTCGGGCGCACGAACGTGAAGTACCACGAGGACACATGCGTACGGCGCTTCCTCGCCGAGCACGCCCCTCGTCCGCCCGTCAGTACGTAACCGAGAGCCCGGGGGAAGCATCCGCTTCCCTCGGGCTTTCGTCGTTCCGTCGTGCCGCGTGGACCGCGTTCGCGACGCAAAGCCCGGTCACGAAGATCGCGACGAAGGCCCGGCGAATGTCCCGGTCGACCTCTTCCGTGGTGCGCGCCGGGCAGGTCAGGAAGTAGATCCAGGCGGCAGCCGAGAACGTGGCGAGGAAGAACCAGGTCGAGGCGAGCGCGAGCATCGGAGGTAGGCCCCTCAAAAGGCCGAAGGCGGAGGCCTTACGGCCGCCGCCCCCGGGGGTGCAACGTAGGAGGAGAGACTGTCGACGATCCACGACAAGGCCACGAAGGCCAGCAAACCCAATCCTACGGGGGCCGCAGGCCCCCGTCAACGGGCGTCGCGCGGGTGCCAGGCCACCGCGACGACCGCGAGCGCCGTTGCCGCGAGCGAGGCGCCCACGAGCGCGTAGGCCGTCGTCGGAGGCGGGCCCAGGACCTCCGGGTCGATCTCCGGGATGATGAGGTTCGCCCGGCCGCCCGCGGGGTTCTCCGAGTCGTTCCCCGCCGACGCCACGACCTCGGTCGCGACCCGGTCCGGCGTCACCGGTAGGGCGGGCGAGCCCTGGTCGACCGTGCCGGGCACGTGCGGCTGCGTGGCCGTCGACCCGGTCGCGAGCGTCGTCACGATGCGCTCGAAGGCCGCCGGGTCGTAGGCCGGCTCCACCGCGAGCCCTAGGCCGGCTATGGCGCCGCCGGCCCGGCGTGCGGCCGAGGCGAGCCGGCCCCGAGCCCGGGAGAGGTCCGTGGGGCTGCTCAGGACCGGCGCGAAGGCGAAGCCCGCAGCCGCGGGTAGCTGCGCCGGCTGGTAGCGCGGGTTCGGCGTCCCGACGCGCGCCCGCGTCCGGTCGATCGTGATCGTGCCCCGCCGCAGCGCCCCCGTCCCGTCGGCGATCGTGATGCCCCGGGAGGCGAAGAACGCGGCCGGGTCCATCGTCGTGCCGAACGCCGAGACGGTTGTCGACGGGCGGTAGAAGTCGTCGCCCGAGACGCCGTAGAGCGTGTTGTTGTTGCCGGGCAGGAAGTCCGGCGCCTGGTTCTGGTAGGTGCTGCGCTTGAGGTTCCGGATCTCGAAGTGCAGGTGCGCGCCCATCGTCGGGAACTCGCCGTTGCGGGTCGCCCCGATCCGCGCAATCTGCTGCCCGCACGTGACGCGGTCGCCGACCTTCACGTCGAAGTCCTGCAGGTGCGCGTAGAAGGAGCACCACGGCGTGCCACGCGGGCCGTTACCGAGCGACGGATGTTCGACGAGCACGCAGTTGCCGTAGCCCGAGGTCGCGTTCATGCGGCTCCCCGGCCAGACCTCGTTCCAGGTGTAGCGCACGATGCCGTCGGCGATCGCGTAGACCGGCTTGCCCGTGGGTGCGGCGTCGCGACCGCAGAAGTCGAGGCCGGCGTGGAAGAGGCGACGACTGCCGCGCTGGCGCATGCCGTAGAAGGAGCCGACGACCATCGTGTCGATGTCCGTCGGCGGGCAGATGTTCAGGGTGCTCATGTCCGTGGCTTTCCGAGCGTGGGTGGAGGGTTCGTGTTCCAGAGGTCGATCGCGTCTTCACGCAGAGGGACGGCGTGCCCGGGGTCGGAGATCACCAGCTCCGGCTCGCGCCACCCCGGGCGCCGTGGGTCGAAGCGACGGTAGCCGAGGTTCGCACCGCGGACGTCAGCGAAGAGCCAGCCCTGCTCATAGTAGGCGCGGAGCGCGTCGAGGAAGAGCGGCGTCGCCGGCAACGATCGAAGTTCCTGGTCGAGGTAGACGAGCAGCTTCGCCACACCGAGCGCGCGCTCCTCGAAGGTCATGTTGACGAAGAACTGCACGAACGGTGGTGCGTAGCGCCCGTGCCCGGGACTGCGCCGGAGCTTCGCGCGCGCGACGTCTTCCAGCTCCGCCGCGCGAGCAAGCAACGGGAACCACGCCGCGGGGCGTCCCGCATGCATGTAGACGTTGAAGAGTTGCTGCGTCGCGTCCGTGATGTGCCGGAGCAGATCGTCGAGCGGCTTCGTCAGCTCGCCGGGGTACGGTGCGATGGCCTCGCGCCAGATCGCGAAAACGACCCCATCACGGTCTTCGCGCCGTCGCCCCACCACCCAGCGAATCGCGTGGTAGCGCACGAGCCCGCGCGTGATGTCCTGGTTGCCGTGGAGCACGTTCGTGACGAACAGCGCTTCCGTGTGGTCCGTCGTGAGCTTCAGGACGACGTCGCTGTCGTGCGTCGGGAGCACGCAGCCGTAGTGGCCGCATCCGTACTCTTCGTACTCTCGGTCGAGGAAGTTCCACTTCGGTCGGTACCTGGGCGCGACGTTCGTCTCGATCTCGTCGACGATGTGCGGCAGAAGCTCTTCGACCCAGGGGGTTGCGGCGAGACCACGCGCCATCGTCACAGCTCCTTGATCTCGACCCGCAAGAGGTCGGGTCGAAGCGGGACGGCGTGGCCCGGGTCCGTGATGATCCAGGCGTTCCAGCCGTCGTCGTCGAGCGGCTTGCCGATGTTGTTCCGGTGCACGTCGGCGAGCACGAAGCCTCGCTCGAAGTACGTGTGGAGGGCGTCGCCGACTCGGTAGAGGCCGTCTTCCTGGGAGAGCTGTTCCGAGTAGATTCGGAAGCCGGTGAGCGCGAGGGCGAGACGAAGCGGCCCGCGCGCAAGCTCCAGCCGCCCGTCGTACACGCCCATGCTGTCGTAGTTCGCACGCACAGCCTGGTCCTCGTAGTCGGCCGCTTCCGCGAGCGCGGCGAACCACTCCTCCGGCGACTTGGCGCGCTGGTAGCGTGCCCGCAGCGCGCGTCCTGCGGCTTCGATGGTCCACAGCCGACGAACGCCATCCGACAACGCATCGTCCTTCGGATCTACGGTGAACGACGACGTGTGCGCGTGCCGTCGCAGTCGTCCGATCTCGTGCGCCTCGGAGCGCCAGATCGCGTAGACGGGGCGCCCGCGCCGCTCTTCCGCGGGCAGCGTCCGGACGTCGAAGTAGCGGACGAGCCCCTCCGTTTCGTCCTGCTGCCCACGGAGCACGTGCGCGACGAACCAGGCCTCGGACGGATCGGACGTGACCTTCAGGACGACTCCGGGCGTCCGGGTCGGCATGACGCAGCCGTAGTGTCCGCAGCCGTACTCCTCGAAGGACTTGCGGCCCCGGGGCGCGTTCAAGATCGGGACGGGCGCCCACTCGGGCGAGACCTCGCTCTCGATGCGGTCGAGCACCTTCGCGAGCGCCTTGTCGACCCAGGGCGTCTTGCCGAGACCGGAGGTTTGCATGGTCTGTCCTTTCGTGAGGCCAAGGTCGCTCTCAAAGTCGCGGCGAACGTCGAATGTGCGCCCCGTGCGCGCTTCCAGCGTGGCAAGTAGCGCGAGCCCATCCGCGAGCGTGAGCGCCGCGTTGTCCTCCACTGCGAGCTGTCGAATCGTCATGGCGAGGTCGAAGGCTTCCTCGCCCGTGAACGGTGCGGAGGAGCCAAGGCGCGCAACCACGGCGCGCACACCGCGAGCGCGTACCGGGAACGCGAAACCCAAGTCGAGCAACACGACCCTGCCGTCTGGCGTCTGCCGCACATCTTCCGTCTTCGCTTCGATGCCGCGGTAGTCGAGACGGTCTGCTTCCGCGCGAACGCGCTCAAAGACGTGCCGCACCGAATCGCCTGCGAGCCAGCCAACACGCTCCCCGGTGATTGCCTCGCGCACGAGCACATCCTGCATCGCGTCATAGCGGATGAAGCGCGGCACGTGGGCTGCAACGGCGGTGCCGCCGAGCAGTCGCAGCAACTCAGCCTCCTCCGCTAACGTGTGTGGCGGTGCGTGCTTGCCGACCTTGAACGCAAGGCCGCGTGCGTCGCGAAACACGGCCCCCTCGGCGCCTTCACCGAGCAAAGTCAACGGAGGCGTGGCCCCCGCGCGTACCGCACGCGCCTCCAGGCTCATGCGGACCTCTCGACCGACTCGGCGACGCGCGTGGCGGCGAGCACGCCGCCGGCCACGATGCCGATGAGGGTGAGCAGGTTCGCCGTGCGTTCGTCGCCCCGCATCCGGAGCGTGAGCACCAGCACCCCGCCGACGGTGCCGAGCGCGATGAGGCCGAGCTGCAGGTTCGCCTGCTGCTCGCGATGAGGGTCGTAGCCGAGGGTCGTGTCCATGGTCTCTCCTACGGGTAGGATGCCGAGCCACGCCCCTCGGGGCAACGGTCCCGGCGTCAGGCGGTCGGGGGATCGGCCAGATGGCCCCAGTCGTTGACGATCACGCGCATCGCGAGCAGCACGGCCGCGACGTCGACCCCCTGCTCCATGGCCATCGCCGAGACGAGCCCGAGCCGGCGGAAGGTGTCGCCCTCGATGAGGGCCTCCTCGATGGCCGCCTGTGCCGCAGCGACCTCGGCCGCCGGGCGCGCGGGCTTTCCGGCGGGCTTCGCGCTCGCCTTCGGGGCGGCCCGGGGAACGGGCGGCACCGCCGTCGACGCGGACTCGATCGGTCCGATGTCGCCGACGACGGGCTCGTCGATCTGGGTCTTGGGCTTGAGGGTGGAGGTACGGATCGTCATGTCTTGTCTCCTGCGTTGAAACAGGCGACCAGGGTACCGCGTGCTTGCGTCTTTCGCACCTACTGATTGCTCAGAGGCCGAACGACTGGATGGCTGCGGCGTCGCGGGCGGCGAGGATGCCGACCGACGGCGAGGGCGCCAGTTCGTTCGTGCGCTCGCCCTGCACGAGCACCATCGGCCCGTTGCCGTTGCCGAGGTCTTCGACCGCGCGCACGTTTCAGCCCCACCACCGGTAGTAGGGCGTGAGCCCCGTCGTCGGGGCGCCGATGAACGAGCCCGTCTCCGACTCGCGGAAGTCCGTGCCGAACGTGAGCAGGTTGATGAACGTCGGCTTGTAGCGACGGCCCTGGATGCTGGCGGTGGGGTAGAGGATCACGGAAAGCTCCTTGGGGTCAAGTCACTGCATCCGACGTGATGATGTTCGAGGTGCCAGGCCAGCAATAGCGGCCGTTGCCGTACACCGCGCCCCGCGTCGGAGACGCCGTGCCGACGTTGACGCCCGTGGGTGCGCTTCGCGACGACCAGTTGATCCCATCCGGAGATGCCCAGATGCCCGAACCGGACCCTATCGGGCCGATGATGAAGGCACCGTCGCCGAATCCGATCGTGATCACGTTGCCCGCACCGATGTTGTAGACCGTGTTCGGAGCAGCCCACATAATGCCGTCGGCCGACGTCACGACCGTGCCGAGGGCGCCAACGGCAACGCATCGACCTGTTGCCGGGTTGGCTGCGACACCGTAGAGCACCGACGCCGTGCCCGACGTACGCGCGGTCCACGTGATGCCGTCCGGCGACGTCGAAATCTTGCCCGCGCTGCCAACGGCGACGAACAGCGTTCCGTTCCAAGCGACCTGGTAGATGATGTCCGTACCGAAACCGCTGGTGCGCGAGGTCCAGCTCGTACCGTTGGTGGACGAGAGAAGGAATCCGGATGTTCCCGCCGCAACGACGGTTGTTCCAGCCGCGTTGGTGGCGACCCCGTTCAGTGCAGGCGGATTCGCTGCCGTGTAGCGTTGCGTCCACGTGATGCCATCCGGGCTCGTCCGGATCTCGGCGTTGGAGCCGCCCGAGTCGTTGCCGCAAGCAACGAAGAGCCCGAGTCCTGCGGCCCAGCAGACGCCCACCAGGTTGTAGACCGTTCCGGAGGTTCGCGGAGTCCAGGTGATGCCGTCCGGAGACGTGACGATCACCCCAGCAGAACCGACCGCGCAGAAGATCGAGCCGTTCCACGCGATGTCGCGGTACGTTCCCGTCACGGGCACCGGCGAGATTCCTGCGAGGCGAAGGTTCGGCTTCACCATGGTGCCAGTCGGCGCCGCCGTCACCGTCGACCCGACAATCGCGGTGCCCGAGCGCACGAGCGCCTGTCCGTCTGCGATCGCGCCGAACGCCAGCAACGTCGGGCCCGCAGTCTCGCGGATACCGCGTACGTCGGGCGACGCGGCCGTACCGCCGAGCTGCCCAGCAAGCTGAACGCAGGGCGCCCACACCGCCGCCCCCGCCGTCGCAGTCGTGCAGACGTAGAGCGCGTTCACCGTGCCGGCCACGTAACACTCATCGCCAACCTGCAGAGCGCTCGACTGCGTGGGCGAACCAGCGACGTTCGGTAGATCCGCGGTCGCCAAAACCGTGGGCCACCTGGGGACGTTCTCGATCTTCTGCCGAAGTGCCATGGAAACCTCCCTATCACGCGCTACGGCGCCATGCCCGGAGCGAGGACCACACGCGCTCGGTCGAGGATCTCCGCCGCTGTGAGTGGCGCTGTGTGGAACGCGAGCGCCGACAGCGCGTTGGGTGTTTGGAGCGCAGCGTTTCCAGCGATCGAGTTGAGCACGGCGAGCGTGTTGCCGGAGTAGCCGGACGGCTGCCCCAGCGACGTCTGCGTCGTCCGAAAAGCACCGTCGACGTACCAGTCGACGGTCGTACTGCCACCCGCCACCGTGCGATTGATGACCACGTGGTGGAAGTCGTCCAGCGGCAGCCGCCAGCCAAGGTAGAACTCCACTTCGCCGGGTCCGCCGTCCACGAGCACCGAGACGAAGTAGAGCCCGGCGCTATTCGTGCGCAAGCTGTAGTTCGGATCGGTGTAGAACGCCGTCGTGTTCCCCGCGATCTGCGCCCATGTCGTGATGTCGGAGATTCGCACGACGACTTCGAGCGCCATCGATCCGGACGCCCCGGACGGCCCGAACACGGCATCCGTAGCGGAGAGAATCGTGAGGTTGTCGCTGAGGATGGCGCGCCGATCGCGCGGACCGATTTCGTAGGACGGGCTTCCGGAGACCGCGAGGTTGCGACCGTTGCCCGACACGTCCACGGTGCTGTTGTCGAAGTGGTAGAGCGCCGCAACCGTGGGCGCATTCGGCAGAAGCCCGTAGCCGCCACCCACTGGCGTCCACGCTGCGGCCCCCAGCGCAGCGTCCGTGCACAAGTAGAGCCCGGACCTAGACGTAACGTAGCAGGTGTCCCCGTGCTCCAACGAGGACGACTGCGTCAGCGCACCGGAGACGTTCGGTAGGTCGGCTGTCGTTGCCACCGACGGCCACCGTGGAACGTTCTCGATGCGCTGACGAAGAGTCATCCTCGGGGTCGATCAGGTGAGCACGGCGGGGACGCCCTGGTAGAGCGTGCCGCCAGGGCGAAGGATGAGCGGACGGCTGTTGCCCGACTGGTCGGAGAGGTCGGCGGCGCCGCTCGTCCAAACGAGCGGCCAGTCGCCCCATGCCGTAGGATCCGCAGCGATGTCGTTCGACAACGCGAGGATGGTGGCGTCGGAGGGCTGCCCCGTCACCTGCTTCATCCGCGCGGCCGTGTTGTAGCCGGCGCCGGGAGCGACGGCGAAGTCGGTTGCATTGAGGTCCGGCGTGAACGCCGCAGCGTGCGGCGCGCTCCATCCAGCCGCTTCGCACGCCGAGCGAAACGCGGCGAGCGTCACCGTCGACACGTACGGACCGTAGAAGCTACCGTCGGCGAACTTGGTCCAGAGCGTGACCGTGATCTCGCTTCCGGTGTTCTCGACGTACCACGCCGTGAAGTTGAAGCCCTGCATCTGCGGAACCGAGAGCCCGCCCTGCCCCATGTACGAGTAGTCGCCGAGGTAGCTGTCGTTCGGCTCGCTCACCGCCGCACCGTTGGCGAAGATCATGGAATTGGCGTTGAAGTAGCACGCGGTCGAGTCCGCACTCGGAACCGTCATGTTCCCGGTGATGCAGCGCACGTACCAGTTGCCGAAGTAGAGCTGGTAGATTTCCTGGTTGCCGCGCGTGAAGGGGAACGTTTGATCCGCAATCGTCTCCGGAATGCGCGACCACACCGTGAAGAGCGTGCCGCCCGTCGGCGCATCCGGACGCCCCACGTAGTCGTTGCCGTACGCGGTGCGCCCGAACTCGATCGAATCCGCAGGCACGCCGCCACCACGCGTTGCGATCGACGCCGCAGGGTAGAGGATCACGCGAGCCTCCACGTGTTCGCCGCAGTCACACGAAGCTGCCACGCACGGTCCGCTGTCGTCGGCGGGGCCGCATCAGAGCCCGGCAGGAGCAGCGACGCCGCGCCCTGGATCGTGCCGCCACCCGGCGCGGAGAGCGTCAGCCCGTCGGCGTTGGCTGACGCGAGCACGACCTCCAGCACGAAGCCGATCGGCATGTTCGCCGGAAGCGTCGGTGTGATGGCGCCGGCCGCGGCGGTGTACTCCTGCAACGTCACACCCGTCGCGATCGTGCCGGGCGTGTTCGAGCTGCTCGACGCGCGGTTCGCGACGCTGCCGAGCGGCGCCCAGACGGCGGCGCCCGGCGTCCGCGTCGTGCAGACGAAGTACCCCATGCCGGTCACGACACAGAGGTCGTTGACACGAACGCCGTCCGACTGGACGAGCGCGCCTGCCACGTTGGGAAGCTGTGCGACCGATGCAACATCGGGCCAGCGGGGGACGAGAACCGGGGAGACGCCGAACGACATGGGAGACCTCTAGCGATGAGGGGTGCGCCGGTTTCGCCGCCGGCGCTGCGGCTACGTGTTCACGGCGGGTTGGCGAAGAAGACCTGGTTGATCTCCGTGAGGTTGAGGTCGATGTGCCACCGGATCTCCGGTCCCTCGGTCGTCCAGAGGTACGACCGGTTCTCGGGATCCGCGGGATCGGCCGTGGCCTCCGCGAACGTCGCCTCGCGGATGTAGAGGTTGCCGCCCCCGACGAGCGGCAGCGCGAGGAAGTCGCCCTCGGCGACCGTCGTGAGGCCGTTCAGGTTGATCGCGAGGTTCGCGGGCGTGCCGCTCCACGTGACCTCGGGGTGCGAAGCCCCGATGAAACCCATGCGTGCGAGGTTCGCATCACCCGCGACCGGGGCGACGCGCGCGACGTTGGCGGGGTTCAGGAGGAAGGACGTACCGTTGACGTCGTTCGCTCCCCAGTTTGCGCTCGGCATGTGCTTTCTCCTTCAGGGGCGCGCGAAATCACGGCCCGACGATGTTGGTTCCGATGGTGGTTCCCGTACCGGTGTCGCTGTATGCACCGGTGATCCGATTGCTCGTGACGATCGTGTTCGTGACTGTTGCACCTGCAACGCTCAAGTTCCGACACGTGTTGCCGCTCATAATGGCCGAAGTCGCCGCGCCCGCCGCGCCCGCGGTAAGCGCAACGTCACCCTTCGTGTAAACGCCCTCAACGGTGAAGCCGTCCACGCGCGTCCCCGCGGTGTTCGCGACCGTCATGGCCACGTTCCCGACACCCGCGCCACCATTCGACATGCGGAGATCGGACAGCAACAGGTCTTGCATGGTGAGCCCACTACCCACCGACCCAGCGAAAAGCGCATGCGAGGTGTTCGCTGTTGGGCTCGCGATCGCGCGAACCCGCGATACGCGCGTGCCAAGGATCGTTGGCGTCGACGCTCCGGCGCCGCTCGCGGACACTGCTACCGCGTAGCCCGACACCGACAACGTGCCGCGCATGTCGTGGTCCACGTCGTCGATCAACGGACCCCGCACGGTACCGGTGATCGCCTGCGTCCCCGCCACGTTGCACGCGGAGTTGACACCCTGCGCGCGAAAACCACGGATCACCGTCGCGTAGATGTTCGTGAGGAAACCGACACCTGCAGCGCCACCGGTAGGGACGACGAAGCTGCAGTTGCGGACGACATTCGGCGCCGACGGTTCGGTGTACGCCGCTGCCACGCTGTAGAGGAAGATCCCGTATGGAACACCGACGCCGAACGTCGTCAGGTTGGCGACGCGCATCGCGACGTTCTCCCACGTGACGCCGCCGATCACCGGAGCGCCTTGGTAGGAGAAGCAAATCTTCGTGGCATCGACCACCACGCCCGTGTTGTCGCCGAGCACCACGTCGAGATTGCGATAGGTGCACCCTGCGCTAATGCCGATGGCGCCGCGCGCGTTCGCAACGTTGCCGGCAGCGGGATCACGGGCAATCACCGTCATGTCCGTGATCGTCACATCCGCGCCGGGGTCAAGCACCGTACCCGCCTGCGTTGTCGTAGCGACAGGACCCTTCAGAATCGTGCACCCAACGCCAGCACCCTGCAGGTTGCACCCCACAGGCGGAGTCAACGTGCTGCCCGACGTGTAGGTGCCCCGTCGTAGATAGACGTTCACACGGAGCGGTGCGAGCGCAGCAGCCGCCGCGAGCGCGGCCGCGATGCCCGTTCCGTCGCCGGGGTCGAGGTAGTTGCAGACCGAGGTCGTGTCGCCCGCGAGCGCGTTGCCGACGACGATCGCAGCTTCGTAGATGTCGGTCGTCGGTCCGCTGCTGCCGCCGCTGCCGTCGCCCGCGCCGTAGATCGGGACGACCGAGCCAATCGCTTCGCTGGGGGTATGCAGCATGGCTCAGCGTTCCTTCTGCGCCCAGAGGCGGAAGACCTCGGGGCCGTTCTCGGGCGTGAGCACCGGCGTGTTCGTGTCGGCGCCGCGCTGGTCGTCGTACTTCCCGTAGGCGAGTCGAAACCAATCGTAGGGCGACACGTCGAACACGAGCGTCGTCTCGACCTCGACGCGCTGCGGCACCGTCGTCGACGGGTACGGGATGTTGAGCTGCGTCATGTAGACGTTGCGCGCGCCGTACTGGACGGGGAGGAGCGACGTCATGGGGTTCGTCACGGTCGGCGCGATGCCGCGGATCACCGGGTCGACGACCGAGATCGAGAACCACTGCTTCGGCGCCTGGCCGCCCTCGTAGTACGGAAGCGAGGAGTTCGGAATCGCCCACGGCGTCGCCTTGTCGTTCGCGACCTGCGGGATGAAGGCGAGGGCGTTCGTCGGGTCCGCCGGCGGCAGCGCGCCGACGACGTACGGGATCACGTACTGCACGAAGAACGTGAGCCGTCGGTAGCCTCGAACGTCGATCGCCTCCGTGAGGTTGAGCCCGGTCGCGAGCGTCTCGACGTACGCCGGAAGCACGTCCGTCACGAGGTACGGTTCGGTCGTCTCGTTCGGCACCATGACGAACGGGAAGCTCTCGTCGCCCGGAAGCGGCTTCGCGCCGGTCGGACTCTGATAGGCGACGACGAGGCCCGCGTTGCCGCTGTCCTCGCGCATCGCGCGTTCGCGCGCCTCCATGAGCGGCGTGTAGCCGGTGCCGCGACGTTCATCCCTGGGCATGGTTCTTCCCCTGCGCCTGCTCGGCGGCTTCACGCGCGATGCCGACAACGCTCTGCAACTGCGAGAGCATGCCGGGGTAGCGCTTGTTCACGAACGCGGTCAGGCCGAGACCGACGAAGTTGGCGACGGCCTTCGCGCCAGCCTGGACCTTCGGCAAGCACACGTTGCAAATGACCACCTGGTGCTTGCCCGCGCGAACCGTCTTCGCGTCGTCGGTGTCGTACACCACGTGTCCGCACGTGCACGTGTACGGCTGCGCGAGCTTGCTCATCCGCCGCCTCCGGTCGCGACCTTCGCCGCATGCATGCGCGCCTTGACGGCACACGGCGTACACGATGGGCCCTTGGCCTTCTTCCCCTTCTTCGGGGCGGGCTGGCCGTACTGCTCGGCCGCCGTGACTCCGGTGTTCACGACGGTCTCCAGAAGGGCGGTGAAGAAGTTGCTCGGCATGGTCTACCTCCGACGGACCATCATACCCCCGATTCCGAGCCCGACGAGACCGAGCAGGCCGAAGCCCACGCGGTAGGTCGTGGAGTCGAGGGACTTGCCCCAGATGCCCACGAGGCCCGCCGTGACGCCGCCCTGGAGCAGCGCGCCAGCCGTGGCGGACCGCGCGGTCCGGCCGACGGCGTACGCGACGCTGCCGCCGAGGAGCGCGGCGCCGATGACCGTCAGGCCGTAGGCGGGCGCGGGCGAGAGCGCCCCGAGCCCGGCGTTCGGGTCGAGGTGCGGGAAGACGCCCTGGATCGACGGGATCCCGGGGCCGGTGATCGGGGCGACCGCGGCGATACCTGCCGTCCCCGAGGCGCGGGCTGCCGCCTGCTCGAAAGCCCGTTCGGCGTCGCTCTTCATGCGTCGACCTCCAGCATGTACTTGCTCGGCGTCGCGTCGTTCAGGCTCGCGAGTCGCCGCACCCGACCGAGGCCGTTCATCGACGACTTCGGCTTGTAGAACGTCTTGTACGTCCACCACCCTGCCGCTCCCACGCCGAGGAGAACCACGGCGAGCCCGATGTACCAGATGGCGCCCTTGCCGGGCGCGGTGTTCGCGAAGAACCGCGTCACTTCCGTCGTCGAGAACGCCTGGTTCACGACCGCGGCGCACTGCGCAGGCGTGCCCCCCTGGGCAACGCACTGGTCGTAGACTTGCCGCCGATCGTGAAGGATCTGCTCCAGCGCGCGACTCTGTGCCCACGTCACGTACGCCTGCGACAAAGCACTCGTCAACGCATCGATGAAGTAGATGTCAGCGATCACGACCGCGGTTACCGCCAGGATGATGCCGCCGATGAGCACGAACTGCGCGACGCCGAGTCCGTTCGTGCCACCACCCGTCTGTACGGCAGGCACGTTCCTCGGCGTCTCAGGGCGCACGGACGGCAGCCACGTCGGCCACGGCACCCGCGCCATGAGCTGGTCGCCGGCGAAGCGCCCGACGGAACCGTAAAGCGCCTTCCGTAGCGCACGATGGTACGCAACTTGTGTGTTGTGAACCTGGTGCCGAAAAGTGTCGTACTTCGGGTAGTCGGCCGCCGCCACCTGCCCGACGTTGTGCTGGCGGATGAAAGCGTTGGCCGTCACCACGGCGGCACCCTCGACGACCATGAGCTGCTGAACAGCATCCCGCACCGTCTGCACCCGATCGAGCACCTGCTGCGGGAGGAGGACCATCATCAGCGGGTCGCGCTGCGCGGCCTTCTGGTAGGCGATCTCCCCGGGCGTGGGCGCGATCGACGTCTGCGACTGCACCGCCGCGTCCGGGTTGATCGACGCGAAGCCCTGCCCGAATGCCCGCGCGTTGTAGTAGTTGCCGCCCATCGCTCACCTCGGGTGTGGCGGCCTGCGGCCGCCTGGGGTATGTTGGTGGGGCGCTTGCGCAACCACCAGCGGGTCCCTCGGGGCCCCCGAGGGGCGGGAGAGGGAAACCTCCCCGCTCTTCGTCTTTCAGCCGGCGTCGACCGCCGCGTAGAACTCCGTGATGACCGACGTGTGCGCGACGCCCACGTCCGCCTGCGCCGCCATCCGCTGCTCGGGTGCGAGCCAGAACTCGATGACCTGCCCCGGGTAGATCGGCGCCTGCGAGTAGGGCCGGCTCGTCATCAGGTCGAGGTCGCTCGGGTCGATCGCTGCGAAGACCTGCGGGGCCTGCGGGACGATGAACTGCACCTTCCGCAGCCGGGCGTCGCCGTCGGGGAGCGGGTCGACGACGACCTGAAGCTCCTGCGAGAGCGTCTTCCGTTCGAGCGTGGAGTGCAGGAACTTGAGGCCGTGCATCAGGTCACCATGACGTAGCCGGCGAAGCCGACGGCTGCGGGGAAGGTGTTCGTGTTCGAGGCGCCCTTCACGCGGAGCAGCTCGCCCGGTTCGAGCGTGAGGCCGTCACCCGGGAACTGGTGGACGACCGCGTTGTTGACGTCCGTGCCGAGCAGGCAGAGCGGCATGCGGTAGATCGCCTCGGGGTAGACCGGGCCGCGGAACCACCACGCCTGCGTGCCGTTGCCGTTCTGGCGCACGCCGATCCGGAAGAGCCGCGCGTCCGCGAGACTCGTTCCCGTCGGCGCGTTCGTCTGCCCCTCGCCCGGAGTGAAGAGCCCCGTCTTCGCGGCCATCACCGTCATCTCGGTGATGATCACGGGCTCGTTGCCCGTGTTCTGGAGCTGCGAGGGGTCGACGACCCAGATCGCACCAGCCCGCGTCGCCTCACCCGAGTAGAGGTACGGCCGGCCCGACTTGAAGCCGAGGCCGGTGAACTGGACCGTGATCACGGCCGCCGCGTCGCTCACGCCCGTCGTCGAGAGGCTGTAGGGCGGCCACTGCACCGACGAGAAGTCGTACGGGCTGTCCAGCTCGACGCGGAGCGAGTCGCGCGAGGAGAGCACGAGCGGCTGCGCGAAGCGGTGCGTCACGATGCCGTTGTTCATGCTCGTCGGCGGCGCGACGACCTTGTTCTGCCACGCGGGCCCACGAATGAGCCGCTCGTTCATGTAGAACTCGCCGTAGCGCTCGACGCGGAAGAACATGTCCTGAATCGCCGCCTGCGACGGCCACTTCAGCGTGTTCTGGTCCGACATGATCGGCATCGGTGCGGCGATCATGTGCGTGAGCCGCACGGGGAACTGCTCGCCGTTCTTGTAGGCGTCGGAGTCGGAGTTGCCGATCTCCTGCCCCACCGCGGTCGCCACCGTCGGGAAGTCGAGGACGTCGTAGTAGAAGCGCGGCTCGACGAGGACGCCTTCGCCTCGGTTGCGGGACGCGAACTGGACGAGATCGTTGTAGCTGGGCATGGATCAGGCCTCGACGACGGCGTAGCCGGTGAAGGAGAGGTAGACGATCGCTTGCGGGCGCACGATCTGCTCGTCCGGCGTGACCGTCGGCAGCGCGATGTCGTGCAGCGAAAGGTTCGGCAGCGTGACGCGCAACCCCTCGTTCGGCTGCAGCGTGATCGGGCGCGCGAGGTCGGAGACGAGGCCCGGCGTCTGCGTCGGGCACGCCGCCGCGAGCGGGAGCCCGTCGCGCCACCAGTAGGCGCTCGTGCCGCCGTTGCGCGAGCGCACGCGCCCGAGCGTGGTGCAGAGGAGCGAACCCGTGAGCGGGCTGCCCTGCGTGTAGAGGACTTCGTCGTCGAACGCGCGCTGGTCGATCGTCCAGCCGAAACCGCGGAGCTGCGTCGGCATGACGAAGGTCGACTTCTGGTCGACCATCTGCTTCGCGGTGAACGTCAGCGACGGCGGGTACACCTGCGTCTCCGTGCCGTCCGAGAAACCCTGGAACGGCCCGTCGGGGAAGCTGCCTTCCCCGCTGCCCGTGGGCCCGAAGAGGTTCTGGTAGCGCAGGTTCGCCGCCGCGTTCGTGAGCTGCGGCATCACGGATCGCTGCTTCACGTACGCCGAGCCCGGGAAGTTCGCACCTTCGCCGGGTGCCGCGGCGAAGAAGTTCGTATCGATCTCCACCGGCGTCGCGCTCGTCGGCACGCGCGTCGGCACGCGCCCCGAGAGCGTGACCTCCATCAGCGCCGCCGGCGGCAGCACGCACGGATGGTCGAAGTCCCAGCGCACGGTGTTCTGCACGTCCCGCGTGCGCGTGTTCGGCGTGAGCGAGAGCGTGGTGCCCATCGACATGAGCGCCGGTGCGTCGTTCATGTAGTCGAGCGGCTCGCGCGCCGTCGCCATCGAGCGCGCCGCGAACGCCGGCGCGATCTCGCCGAGCGAGTAGCGAAGGCCACCCGAGAGACCGATCTCGATCGGGAGCTTGTCGAGGAAGTGCGCCGCCGACTCCGGGTAGCCGACGGGGTGCATCGCGAGCGCGATCGCCTTCGTCAGCACGATCGGCCAGCGACTTCCGTTGTAGAAATCGTCGCGACCAGGGGACAAGAGACGCGTCGCGCCATCGTCGTCGCGGTAGAGCCCGATCGCGCCCCAGAGCACGCGTGGCTCGTAGTAGAAGTCGGGCTTGAAGACGGTCAGGTCGTGGGCGTCGCGCATGGGGGAATCCTAGCCTGAAACGGAAACGCCCCTCAAGCCGTTGGCCCGGCTCAAGGGGCGTTCCAGGGGGTGCGCCCGTTGATCAGGCGACCGGGCGGCGCTTCATGCCGTCGAGCCAGAGACGCAGGCGGATGTCCTGGTTCACGTCGGCGAGGGCGCCTTCGGGGGACGAGACCTTCACGTAGAACACGCGATCGGACTCGATGTAGACCGGGATCTCCCAGCGCCACTGGTTCGTCGAGGAGACGCGACCGGCGGTGCCGTAGTCGGCCGCGCCGAGCGTGAGCGTCGGACCCGCCGCGACCGAGGCGATCGTGGTGCCGTGCACGACCGGACCCACCGACTGCGGGATCCGCGAGAAGGGCACGCGGGCCTGGGGCTTGTTCACGTTCGCGCCGACGAACAGCTCGAAGAGCAGCGAGCGCTGCATCGCGAGCAGGTTGTGGCGCGAGACCTGGGGCGCGCGTGCGGCGAGCACCGCGGCGTCGGCCGGGGCGATGCGGGGGTCGGCCGCAGCCGCCGAGAGACCGAAGGCCTCGTACGTCGCCGCGTAGATGACCAGGGCTTCGTCCTGGTTCGTGCGGTTGCGGACGGTGCTGTTGGTGTCGGCGTCGTCGGCCGTGCGCTTGGTGAGGCCCTCGGAGGGAACCTGCTGGCCCGCGATGTAGCTGAAGGCGCGCAGGTTGATCTTCGAGTAGGCCGCGAACTCGATCGTCGAGAACGAGGGCCAGTGGATCCACTCGTCGATCTTGAGGTTCGTGCCGTCGGGGAGGCGGATTTCACGGATGGCCATGTCGGTACTCCTGAATCCTCACGCCACCGGGCGCTTGTGGTAGCCGTGGAGGAAGGCGCGGAGCCGGATCCGCGAGTTCGACTGCGGGAGCGAGAGCCCGGCGACCTCGCCGCGCGGGGTGAGGTACCGCAGGCGGAAGGCCTCGCCGCCCTGGATGAAGAGCGGGCTCGCGAGATGCCGCAGGCCCTTGACCGACGTCGCGCCGTTGCTCGCCGCGATGTAGCCGTTGGCGAAGTCGCCGCCGACGCCCGACGCCGTGCCCGACTCGATGCCCGAGCCGGCCGCCATGAAGGCGAGGGGAGCACGGATGTACTCCTTGACCGACGCGATCGAGATCGTGACGAGGAGGTCCCGCTGCATGCGGAGCATGTTCGAGAGCCCGACGTCCGGCGCGACGACGTTGTTGTCGTCGGTCGCGAAGATCGCGCCCGGAGGCGGAATCAGGTACGCCTCGACGCTGATGGCCTGGACGACCATCGCCTCGTTCTCCGGCAGACGACCGCCCTCGCCCTGCAGGTTCGTGTCGAGCAGCGTGGAGGTGCGCTGCGTCGCCGAACCGGGGACCGAGCCGCCGATGCCGTAGGTGAACGCCTCCTGGGTGACCAGGGGGCCGGCCTTGATCTCGACCGTGGACCAGATGGGCTCCGCCGTCGTCCAGTCCGCCGGGGTGACGGTCTGTCCGTTCGGGAGCCTGACCTTGAGAAGCTGCGACATGGTGTTCTCCTGCTCCGTCGATCAGGCGACCGGGCGCTTGTAGAGGCCGTCGAGCAGGACCCGGACCTGGAAGAGACGGTTCGTCTCCGCCACCTCGGGGGGCTCGCCGAGCACGTTCGACGCGAGGCCGATGTTGAGCGCCGCCCCGGACGGGTTGACGATCGCGACCTCGTACTTCTCCTGGCCGCCGATGTGGATCGGCACGGAGAGAGCGCGGACCGCCGACTGCCCGGGGAGGCCGGCCGTCGCGGGGATCGCGACCGTCGCGAGACCCGGGACCGACGCCTGCGCCATCGGGCCGAAGCCGGTGTTGTAGTAGCCGAGCGGCGCCTGGTGCTGCGTCTTCTGCGAGACGCGGATCTCCAGGAGCGCGAGGCGGAAGAGCGCCGCGAGCTGCCACATCATCGGCACGGGGTCGAGCGGGAGCCGCTCGGTCGCCGTGGTGGCGTCGGTGGGCGTCTGCGGATCCGTGCCGAGCGCGTTGTACTCGGGGCGGATCGCGTAGATCAGCATCTCCTCGGTCGACGCCATGGCACTCGGGGTCGCGATGTTCGTGTCGCGATCCGAAGCCGTGCGCTTCGCGGTGATGTTGTTCGACGCGCTCACCGAATCGCCGTTCGTGTAGTTGAACAGCGGGATGCGCTCGTCGGTGGCACCCGTGAGGATGTCGCAGGTGGAGTAGAGCGGACGGTCGGTCCAGTCCACGAAGGCCACCTGCCGACCGTCCGGGAGGCGCATGGTGGTGATCTGGTTGATGGGCTGCTGCATGGCTGCTCCTCAGAGGGTCGGATCGATCAGGCGTTGAAGCCCGGGGTGCCGAACGCCGTCGTGTTGACCGCGCCGAGGCCCGAGAGGTTCACCTCGGTGCCGTACGCGGCGCCGAGCTGACCGATCGAGTCCGGACGCTGGCCCTGGGGCCACTGCTCCAGGACGGTCGCGCCGAGGCCGGCCATCTCGGGCATGACGGCGCCGAACTGCGGCATGATGGCACCGAAGCCGCCGATGCCGGCGACGCCGCCGAACTTCTCGTTCAGCATGAGGGCGCCCGAGGTCGCGACCGAGGACGCGATCACCGCGGTGCCGGCCGTGCGACGGCCCATGCCGTACACGAGGCCGAGGCCCACGAGCGCGCCCGCGCCCATGCTCACGAGGTACGCGTTCCGCGAGAGGAACTGCATCGCGGAGTTCGCCGACTGGCCGGCGAGCTTCCGGAACGCGACGATGGTCCCGAGCGCGAGGCCCGAGCCGATCACGATCGGAAGAGCGTCGCCGACGACGGTTCCCGCGTCGAAGAGCCCGTCGAAGCCCTTGCGGACCGAGATGATGGAACCGAAGCCGTAGTGCTTGCGGCGGTGCTTGCGATGACGCTTGGCCATGGTCTACCTCTTCTATACCCGTGTTCGGGCGGTCAACCGTACCCCCGCCGCGAAGCGAGGTTCGGAAATCGTGGTCAGCGGGCCTTCCGGCGGCCCTTCCGCGCCTTCTTGGCGGCCTTCTTCGCCTTGCGGCCGGCGACGTACGCCCCGCCGCCGAGCGCGCCCTTCGCGAACTTCTTCGCGGTGGCCTCGCTCTGGAAGCAGTTGATGAGCTTGTCGTTCTTCGAGTAGACGCAGAACGAGCCGGCGTGGGTCTTCTTGCGTCCCTTGCGCGCCTTCTTCCGCTTGCCGCGGAGACCGCCGAGCGCCTGAATCGAACGGCCGGCGGGATCCCCCGAGGCCCTCATCGCCGAGCATCCACATCCAGCCATGGGCTTCACCCCTTCTTCCAGATCAGGTACGCCCCGCCACCGGCGAGGAACGTGATTCCGAGCGCCACGAGGATCCCGTTGCGCCGAACCTTCGGCTGGATCTCGTGCGCGAAGAGCGCCTCGACGTCCGCGACCTCACGCGAGAGGCGCTGGTACTCGTCGGGGGTGCGCGAAGCAGCGCCGGCGTCGTCCGCCGCGCGGCCTGCGCGATCCTTCACCTGCTCGGCGAGCGTCTTGAGGGCGCCGCCGACGAACGGCTGCTGGAGCACGTTGCCCGCCGCTTCGTAGACGCGGTCGGCGCGCGTGCTGAGCGCGTTGAAGTCGGCGTCGAGGTCCCCGAGCCCGCGCAAGCGGGTGACCGGGATCGCCAGGGGCATCGCCACGATCATCGCGACCTCCGCTTCTGCCAGTGCTTGATCCCCCAGACGAGCAGGAAGAACGCGCCGAGGGAGACGGGGATGACGACCTTCGGATCCGAGTACCGGATCCAGCGACGACCCGTCACGTCGATCTCCTTGCCCGAGCGCACGGGCGGCTCGGCGGGCGTCATCGTCGCGGTCGAGGGCGCAGTCGGGAGCGACTGCCCCGGCGTCGAGGAGACGGGGATCGTCGGCGTGACGCGCGACGGCGTCTGCGTCTGCGCGGTCGTCGCCTGAACGAAGCCTCCGGAGGTCGAGCGCGTCGAGGTCACGGTCGTCGCGTTCGCAGCGCTCGCCGTCGAGGCACCTTCCGCGGCGTTCGCCGAGAGGAGCTGCGTCGCGTTCGCGGCCGCTTCACGCGAGGTCCGGCCGCGCTTCGCGGCTTCGTAGACCGAGCGCCCGAGATCCTGGAAGCCGATCGCTTCGTAGATCGTCGTCGTGTCCGAGAGCTTGTTCACGACGGTCGTGGCGAGGCCGATGTTCGCCTGCACGAGCGCCGTCGAGGCGACCTTCGTCGGGAACACGTTGGCCCAACCCGAGGTGCGCAGCATCGCCGGATCGGTCGCGACGTTCGCGAGGAGCAGCGAGACTGCGTTCGCCGTCTTCGGGCCGTAGAGGCCGTCGACCGTGATCGCGTTGTAGGTCGTGTTCGGGCTCTGCGCCCGCCAGGCGGGCAGGTACCGCCCGTACGTCGACTGGGCGAGCGCGACGAGCGCACTCACCACGTAGGCGGGCGCACGCTCGGCGATGGCCACGAGCGCCGCCCACGCGATCGCAGCGCCTTGGGCGCGATCGGTCGGCGTGAGCTGGGCCGTAGTGGTTGCATCACCGAGCATGGTTCACCTCGACATACGGACGGGGTCAGCGGAAGCGGTTCAGCGCTTCTTCGCCTTCTTGCGGGCCTTCGAGCACTTGACGAGCTTGCCGCCGCGCCCGTACTTGCAGCCCTTCTTGAGCTTGCCCGACTTCGTCAGGCACTTGGCCGCGCTCGCGGGCTTGCAGGACTTCTTCTTGGCCTTCTTCGCGGCCTTCTTCTTCGCCTTCGCCATGGTACTTTCTCCTTGTCGGCTCGGAGGCCGCGCGAATCACTTCTTCTTCGAACGCTTCGTCCGCTTCACGTGCGACGCGTAGAGCCGCGCCGCGGGCTTCGTGCAGACGAAGTGCCCGCGAGACTTCTTGCAGCCCTTCTTCAGGCCACCGGCCTTCTTCTTCGCCACCTTCGCGCCGACGACGACGTAGCCGTCGGGCGCGTGGAAGCGGCGCTGCTTGCCGTGACGCGGGGCCACGGGGCCGAACGTCTTGACGCTCTCGGCTGCCTTCACGGCCGCTGGCGTGCAGCGGTAGGCGCCCTTGACGCCCGGAACCGACTTGCAGCCGTGCCGGAGCTTGAACTTCGGCGTGCCGTCCTTGTGGAAGTGGTAGCGGTCCTGGACCTTGGCGACGCGCTCGTCGACGCAGACGAGCTTGCCCTTCGGCGTGCAGCCGCGCTTCTCGGCCTTCGCCTCGGAAGCGGCGACCGCGGACGGCGACATCTTCGCCCACGCGCCCGCTTCCGCCTCAGCAGCGGCACGCGACGCGGCGCGACGCTCCTTGAAGGAGCGCCCGCAGTATTCCTGGTAGCCCTGCCGACACAGGTCGCGGGCCGCCTTGACCGACGCCTTGCGCTGGCCGAAGGTCATGTCCCCGAGGCCACGACGGCGACGGCGCTTGGTGGTGGTGCGGCGATGGCCCTTACGCTTCGCCGGCTTTCGCTTTCGAGTTGCCATGATTCACCTCTTGCGGCCGACCGGCCGACTCCCCGCCGGTCAGCGTCGACGGAGGGACACGAGCACTGCGACACCGGCTGCACCCGCCGCGACGAGGGCCCAAGGCACCCCGCCCGGAGCGGGCGCGACAGCGTTCGGATCTGGGGCACGACGCCCCGCGGCCGCGATGGCCGCCTGCGTCTGCTGCGGCGTCGGCATCGACGTTGCCGCAGGGAGATCGGCGGAGTTCGACGTGCGTACCGCCGCGCCAGCCGTCGAGCCCGTCGAGGAAGACGAGCCGCCTTGAATGCTTGCCGACGGCGAGATGCTCGGCGTCGCGGGCACCGTGGTCTCGGTCGTCCGCGTCGTCGTCGTTGGCGCGAGTTCGTTCGCCGGCTGCGAGGTCGGCGGCAGCGCCGTGATCTTCGGCAGCGTCGCGACCATCGCCGGGTTGTCGATCTCCGCCTGCACGACGATGAGCACGCGATTGAGCGCGTCCGGGAGCGAGACGTTGCGGGGGAAGAAGGAGCAGTCCGGATCCGACAGCGTCCGCAGCACAAGCGGCTGCATGAGGTCGTACTTCGGCTTCTTCCTCCGCTTGCGGCGCCAGAAGGCGAGGCGCAGCACGCCGGTCGCGAGGAGCGAGACACCCGCCGCGACGCCGCCCGCGATCGGGTTGATCGTGGACGCGACCGCGGTCGCCGTCGCGAACGACGCGTTCACGATCTGCGACGTCGTCTGCTGCTTCGCGGCGACGCGCGCCTCGGCAGCGGCCTTCTGGCTCGCACGCGCCTCGTCGATCGAGACCTCGATGTTCCCGCCGAGCGTGTTCGTCCAGTAGGGGACGTAGTTCGTGAGGTACCAGCCCGCCGAACGCGTCACCTGGTCGGCGAGCGAGCGCGAGAGGATGTGGTTCGCCCACGCCTTCGCCGCGCGGAGCATCACGCCCGGGCCGACGACGAAGAACTTCTTCCGATCCGCCTTGCGCGCGGCGTGCTTGTCGATCGAGTACCAGGGCGAACCGATCTCGTCGATCGGCCGATGCGCGATGCTCACGTACCAGAAGAACCACGGATCGGTGAAGCGCGCCTTGATCTTCGCCGAGTCGAACTCGGTCGGCAGCGTCTTCCCGTAGACGTAGCCCTCGGGGTAGAAGCCATCGACGCCGTCGGCCTGCGCCTTCGCGAAGAGGTCGAGACGCGGATCTACCCACGGCGCGAAGTTGCCCGCGAGCCACGCGGTGGCCTCGCCCGTCGTCCACCACTCCGCCCACTGCGGACCGAAGCACAGCCGACGACCCGCTTCCGCGAGCGCCGCGTTGTTCGTGCCGACCAGCTCGTTCACGAGCCCCTGGAACTCGGTCGGCAAGCCGTCGCCCGGCGTCTTCGTCGGCGCCTTCTGTCCGCCCTGCACGGCCGTCTCCGGCACGTCGGCGTTCAGGAAGGCCGGCTGCACGTTCACCGCGAAGTGCGCGATCGAGACCCACGTGTAGACGCAGGTGAACCAGTCGGCGTAGAGCTTCGCGACTTCGAGCCGGAGCGCCGTACCGACCGGCGGGAGCGGGCTCGTAAACGGCGGCTGGTTCGCGGCCGCAAGGAGATCCGCGAGCCCCTTCTGGGCCGCCGTGTAGATGTCCGCGCGGAACGCGACCTTCATCACGTTCTCAGGCGTGCATGCGTAGTTCGCCTCGGTGTACTGGATCATCTTCCACATCTGGGGTTCCATCTCGAAGAGCTGGAATCCCTGCGGGAAGAGTTCGGGGCGGATGCCGTTGTCGACGATGCCCTTGAGCGCCGAGGTCTGCACGTCGACGACGCCGCGAGCGGCCGCCATCGACTTCATCACGCGCAGCACCTCGACGGTGACGCCGCGCTGGACCGCTTCCTTCTCCTCGGGCGTACCGACAAACGTCGGCGCCGGCGGAGGCGGAGGAACGGGCGGCTCGACGGGCTGCGTGAGCACGACCTGCGGCGGGGGCGGCGGGGGCGGCTCCGGCTGCGGAGGCCGCGAGGCCTGCTCGCGCGCGAGGATCTGGTTGTACCACGCGATGAGGGCGTCGATCTTCTGCCGCATCGCTTCCCGCAACGGCCAGTAGGTCGTGTACGGGATGTACTTGTCCTTGATCGAGTTGTCGATGTTCGTGTAGGCCGGGCGCAGGCGCTCCAACGCGGCCTCGATGTCGGCCTTCGAGACCGCCATGTTCGCCTGGTCGAGCGCCGCGTTCGCCTCGTTCACGAACTTCTGCGCGAGCGGCTGCAGCGCGCCGAGCCCAACCATCTGCGCACGAAGCGGCCTCGACGGCTCGACGCGGCGTCGGATGGGCGGAAGCTGGCGACGGATCACGCGCTGCATCGGGTCACTTCAGGAGGAGCGCTGCGAGGATGACGGCGGCCGCGACGCCGCCCGCGATGTAAAGCGTCTTGTTCGACGACTCATCCGCAGCCGGCTGCTCGTCCGGGGGCGGCGCCTGGTTCGGGTTGCCGTTCGCCGCGGCCGCAGCGTTCGTCGCGGTCTGCGCGCCGGCCTGGTCGGGCGTGAGACCCGTGCCGTCGGTCGAGACGCCGGGCTGCGCGGTCACGTTCTGGGTGCCGTTCCGCGCCGACTGGATCTGCGCGAAGATGTTCGCACCCGTCTGCACGGCCTGCGAGGCGTAGCTCGTCTGCACCGTGCCCGTGCGGGCTTCGCACGCGCCGGCGTACACGCCGCCGACCATGCTGACCGAGGCGCCCGCGACCGCGAGGTTCCGGTTCGTGGTCGCCGACGAGCCGACGTTCGCCGCGCCGAGCGTGGTGAGGAGCGTGCCGCTACCCGCCAGAATCTCCTGCGCGATGCGGGCGCCGGTGCTCGTGCAGCCCGCCGTCGCGCCGAGTCCGCCGAGCCCGTAGGCCGCGCCGAAGCCGCGGGAAACCGCACGCTGGGCCGCGAGACCCGCGATCGTCGCGCCCGCACGTTCGGGCTCCTCGTAGCGCCGCGCCGCGTGCAGGGCGCGCGGGAGGATGCTGCGCCCGAGGCTCTGCGCGTTCGCGGGGAGCTGCGCCGAGACCGGCGGTACCATGCCGCGCACCGTGCGCCCGATGACGCCCGGGGGCGCGGTCGGGATGCTCGGGAGGCCGGAGGTCATCATGGCGATCGCCGCAGGGTCCATCGAGCCCTGCATGGCGGTCGCGCGGAGCGGGAGAACCTGACGCATGATTACCTCTTGGCCGGCTTGCCGAAGCCCTGCGCGAACGCGACGGGGATGACGATGATGGGGAACCACGCGCCGAGCAGCGACCAGCCGATCGCCCAACCGACACTGCCGCGGTTCCGCTTGTAGCCGTGGTAGGCGCCGACGCCGCCACCCGCGAGCGAAAGCCCGAGCCAAAGCATCGTGTAGAGCGAAAGCCCACTCGCCGTGACTTCGCCGAGCCCGCCGAGCCCGCCGAAGCCCGCGAGCTTGCGCGCGACGGCCGCCGGGGTGTTCGGATTCCACGCCGCGGTCGGGTGATCGGGCGTGCCGATCGCGCCCCACGTCGGGAGCGTGCGCTGCTGCGGGTAGGACGGCGAGACGACCGGCGCGGGACGCCAGTCCATGGTCATGTCGGGAACGAAGGGGTTCGCCATGCGTTCAGATTCCGATGCGCTGGCGCACGCCGGCGCGGATCGCAGCGACGGAAGCCATCGCCTGGGCCGTATCGGCCGCGCGCTCCATCGCACGCGACTGCTCGACCGCTCTCGCAGCCACGCCGTACGCTTCCGGAGGCGCCGACGTGGGCTGCGAGGTCGGCCGAACACGTGGGGATGCCAGTAGCGCCGCGGGGACGGGCGCGTACTCGACTCGGGGGAGGGTGTTCCCGCGCGCGGCCGCAGCCGTCGCCTGGGGGTAGACCGGAACGCCGGGCGGCGTGCGCATCGCCGTGACGGTGGCGCCGGCCGAGATCCGGGTCGGAAGGAGCGCCTGCGAGACGCTCACCGCCGACGTGAGCGCACCGCGGGTGTCGGGGCGCGAGACGCCGTCCGGACCCTGCTTGTGCTGCTGGAACATGAGGCGCTGGGGCATCAGCATGGCGCCGGCGAACTGCTCCGCCTGCGCGACCTGCTGGTAGGCCTCCATGGCGAGCGCGGTCTTCCCGGGGTTCCGGGTGACCTGCGCGACCCGCAGGAGTTGGACCGGCAGCCGACGGATCGCCTCGGGAGCCTGGTAGGCCGTTCCGAAGGCGCGAGGGTCGATGGTGGCGTAGCCGGACATGGGGGTCACATCTTCTATACCCCGGTTCGGACGACAGACCGCACTCGGAAGGGGGTTGCGCGGGCCTGCGGCCCTTGGTAGGGTCGATTTCAGCAACAACACCTTCGTCCAAGCGAAGACGTTGAACACCCGGAGGGGGAAGGGATCTCGATCCCCTCCCCTTTCCTCTTTCGAGGCCTCCGATGCCGTCGCAACTGCCCTCGCCCATCGTCCACGGCGCCCCGACCGAGGAGGCCCCGCGCACGTTTTGCGACCTGCCCATCAGCCACCGCCACGTCGTGAAGGTGCTCCCGGGCCCGGAGTTCCGCCGCTGGGCGCGCGAGACGGGCGAGCTGGTCTGCTCGTCGTGCCTCGCCTACGCGCACCCGGCGTGAGTCAGAGCAGGAAGTCGCGCGTCTTGCGCGCGCCGCCGTACTCCCAGCCAGGCGTCGCATCGCGCACGGTCGGGTCGAGGGCGATGAGCTTGCCGCCCGCGCGCTGCGTGGTCGCCATCGCGTAGACGTGAGCCCAGCGCTTGCCGTCGACCGAGATCACGCGAGCGCGCGTGTCCCGCCAGCCGACTGCCTTCAACAGCGTGCAGAGCGTGATCGTCGCGTCGTCGCAGTCGCCGACGCCCGCTTCGAGCGTCTTCTCGACCGTGCAGAAGAGGTCGTACTCGTCGGGATCCCGCACGTACTGCACGTTCAGCACGACGAAGTTCCAGATGAGGATCATCGCGCACTCGTCGTTGCTCGCGGCGACGTTCCCCGGGCTCCGGTAGTTCTTCCCCCACGCCGTGACGTAGGGCCCGCGGCTGTCCGTGCCGTCGACGACCCCGTTCACGATCTTCCGCGCGAGCTTCTTCGTCTCCGGGTCGTCGAGCGAGCGTCGAACCTGCCGGCCCATGAGGCTGACGTGGTCCTCGATGCTGTTGCTCTCCCAGAACGCGGCGGTGGGATCCCCGAGGTCGACGTGGCGTGCCATACCCCTGACATACCCCGCTTCGGGGGCGAGACCGAAGGCGACGGAAAATGAACGGCCGCCGAAGTTTCCCTCGGCGGCCGCCCCCAGCACGCACGGGAACCACACCCATGCAGTCGGCACGATAGCAGGCTGGACAGGTGCGTCAAGGGGGTCTTCCGTCCTTGACCTTCGGCGAGTCCGAGGGCTACGTTGCGAGTCCCAGCCAAGACCACCCGCCGCTCGCCGACCGTGCGTGGCGTGGGTCTGCACGTCCGAAGGAGCCACATGTCCGAGTCGACCCCCGTCGAGACCTCGTCTGACGCCCCGCGCAGCACGACCGTCGAGACGCTTACCGCCGACCCCTACATCGAGTACGCGCCGGGCCCGATTCCATGGGTCGAGCCCGAAATCCAGGCCTGCTTCCCGACCTCGGGGCCCGTGCACGCCTACATGCACTGGGTCACGCAGACGACGCACACGCCGAGCCTCTTCCACCTCGCGTCCTACCTCGTGAACCTTGCCCAGCGCTACGCCTCGCTCGGCATGCGCATCGAGGTCCAAGGGATGCTGCATCGCCCGCGGCTCTACTCGCTGCTCGTCGCGCCGAGCGGCGTCGGCAAGTCGACGCCGATCGCTCGCGCGCAGCAGTTCTTCGAGGAGAGCGCGCGTGGACACGTGCCGTCGCCCGTGCCGCAGTCGCACATGATCACCGCGGATTCGACGCCGAACGGCATCCAGCGGCTCATCCACGAGACGATGGTGCCCGAGTACGGCAACGAGCACTCGATGTTCGTCTGCGAAGAAGCCGAGCGGCTCTTCGTGCGCTCCCGGCAGCATCCGACCGACGCGCTCTTCTGTGCGCTCTTCGACGGCAACGTCTCGCAGCACGTGACCGCGAAGAACGTCGTCGACGCGTCGAAGGGTCAGGACAAGCTCTCGAAGCTCTACGCGCCCATCGTCTCGCTCCTCTTCGCGATGCCCGAGGCATCGTTCTCGGGCGAAGGCATGGACCGCGTCTCCGAGGCCGGGCTCATCCCGCGCTTCCTCGTCTTCCGCGGCTCGCCCCGTCCGCCGAAGGAGGCGCAGCAGGCGCACCCGACCGGTCGCGCGATCGCGCTGCAGTCGCTCGAACTCGCGCTCGAATGGTTCGACCAGGTTCGGGCCGCGATGGCTGCCGGCATCGACCCCTGGAACCACGAAGCACCCCCCGCTGACCCGTTCGTTCGCGTGAAGCTCTCCCAGGGGGCCCGCGAAGTCTACCACCGCCGCGTGACGGTCCCCGACCGCGAGGCGTTCGAGCGCATGGTACGCAACCCGAGCGACGATGTGCGCAACATGCGCTCCTATCGGCTCCGGGCCTACGACCAGGCGTACGTGATCGCGGCGCTCTACGCCCTCGCCTCGGGTGTGCAGGGCCGGTCCACGGTCCAGGACCACCTGATCGTGCAGGACTACGAGATGGAGTGGGCCCTGAACCTCGTCGACCTCTCGGTCGCCTACATGACCCGCAAGCTGCCTGCCCTCGGCGCCGATCCGGCCTTGCGCGCTAACGCACTTCTCATCGAACTCTTCGAGGCCACAAGCACGAAGACGCTCAAGAAGACGCAGGTGATCAACCGAATGGAGCATCGGGGCATACCCGCAGCCGCGACGCTGACGGCCCTGGAGTCGCTCATCCTCGGCGGCAAGGTCGAGGTCATCGCCGAGCCCCCCACGGGGAAGAAGGGTCGACCGAAGGTTCCGCGCTACGTCTACGTCGGAGAGCCCCCAGAAGACGCCGAGGACGCCTGACCCGCTCCCGGACATAGGGGAAGCGCCCCAAACGCCTAGAAGGCCCCTTCCTGCCCCGGGAAGGGGCCTTCGCCGTTGGGGGCGTTGAGACCGCCTCGCGCGTGCACGCCCGCACACGATGACGTGTGTGGTGTTCTGAGGGGGGTGGGGGGGTCACACGTACCCCCCGTCGTGAGGGGTGTCAGAATACGTATGTATGTATGAAAATAAAAAATAAAAATAATACATACGTATAGACTACCCTACCGAAACCATTGAGCTTTTCGTCACGGACCCTCCGATGGATCAAACCGTCCGAAACCATTTGTCGCTCTGCGCACCGTGTAGGCAAGGTGTGCGTGTGTGCACGCTGTCGCTACGTTTCGCCATGCCTCCGAGCCGATCGAATAATCCCGAGGCCCGATTACGACGCAGCGCGTCACGAAGCGAACACGCTTGACGTGTGACAAACGCCTGCGTACTGTCCTCGCAACCCCTGACCGCAGGAACGAGCTTCGGAGCGAGCCATCGCCCCGAGCGGTGCGCGCGTGCATTGCACGCGTTGCGAGGCGACCCGACCGTGCACAGCCGTCACTCGATCCCGTCCGACCCTCGGCGCCCTTGGCTCGGCGTTACGGTCGCCCACCCTGGGGTGCCAGGAGGGCGGCGGGGGAGAGGTCGGCTGGGTGCAACCGTGGAACCGCTGAGCACCAGCTCCGCAGCTCCTTCCTGGGGTCAGGATCCCCGCGTGAAACAACCCATGAAACACTGAAACACCACGAAACCCCCCTGCGCAACATGGATTCGTAGGGGTGTTTCAGCGGTGAAACAGTGGACTGAAACAAGGTGTTACAGCCCATGCCTGCCGCCAGCCTCCTCGCCTCCTCGTCCTACGCACTCGGCGTCCTCGCCGGGGCGTTGACGCTCTTCGCGATCTTCCTCGTCGTGCTCTTCGTCGTCCGCGACTACGCGCGGTCGAAGAGCAAGGTCTCCCTGCCCGTCTTGCAGGAGCTACAGCGCTGCGAGACCTGCTCGTTCTGGGACCGGGACCTCTTTCGGCAGCAGGTCGCGAAGCATCCCGCCTTCGTGGGCGCTGCCGAGGTCGTCGGTCCGGCCGAGATGATGGCGGGCTACACCTACAACGACGCCGGCGAACGTACCGGCATCGCCGTCGACGACCCACACGTGCGGAATGCGACCTGGAACGACGCGGGCGTCTGCAAGCACCACGACCTCGGGACGCTGAAGATGGACGTCTGCGAGGACTGGTGTCCGCGCCGCCCGAGCACCCGGCCCGGAGCCTGAAGGAGCCCGCCCGATGAGCTACCGCACGATCGACGACCCGAACGAGCTGGACGCGCCGCAGCTTCACGTGCCGACGGCGATGGACCAGCGCCGCTACCTCTCGACCGGGAACGTGTGCGGCACCTGCAAGCACTTCTCGGCGCGCGAGGGCCAGCGGCTCATCGAGGGGACGAAGTTCCTCGAAACGCTCGTCCGCGAGCACAAGTGGCAGGTGCGGCACCTCGGCGCACCGCCCGCCGACCTCGGCGACTGCGGCCAAGCGCGCAGTGGCAGCGCAGGCGAAGACACGATGCTGACCTCGAAGATGGCGGTCGCGTGCGACCAGTACAAGGCGAGGTGATCCATGCGCATCGAGAAGACGATCGACGACGTGGCGAAGCAGATGTTCGACGAGCTGGCGATCGACCTCGCGACGCGGAAGATCGATGCGCTGCCGTCGCGGGAGGAGATCCGGGGAGCGATCGCCTTCGCCTTCTGCATGGGGGCGCCCGAGCGCATGCGGCTGCCCGAGCACGTGCGCATCGCCGCGCGCCTCTTGAAGGCGCGCCGGTGGGGCATCCCGATCACGATCCACTCGGGGACGCGCGGCGTCCACGAGAGCTTCCTCGCCTACGCACGCAAGCACGGAATCGACATCCCGGGAGCCTGACCATGACCCAGCACGCAGACGCCACCTGCAGCGACCCGAACTGCGAAGCCCGCAGCATCATCCTACGCATCCTCGACCTCTTCCTGACGGCCAACGTCGGAGACGCGATCGTGATCGGCAACGAGAAGCACACGATGCTCGTCGTCAAGCTCGTCGATGCGGACGACCCGGAGGAGCGCTCCGACATCGTGATGCTCTCGAAGGCGTGGAACAGCGCGTTCCACCGCGACCTCCGTGCGGGCGCGTGCGAGAAGCTCGCGGACACGCTGGAGCAGATCGCGGCGAGCCACAACGCGATCTGCAGCGCCGGCCCGTTCACGGCGCCCGGAGGTGAGGGATGAGCTACTTCTTCGTCTGGCTCGTCATCGTGTCGAGCATCCTTTACGTGCTGACCGAGGCGACCGTCGGCCGGCTCTGGCGGCTCTTCGTCGCGCCGTGGCATCCGATGCTCGCGGTGCTCGTCTACTGCCGCGCGTGCACGGGCTTCTGGGTCGGCGTCGCGACGTGGAAGCTCTTCCCGGTCGCGGTGTGCCCCTGGCCGTGGTGGACGGTGCCGCTCGTCTCGGGCGGAGCCGTGATGATGCTCGGCTACGCGTGGAACCAGGTCGCCGACAACCACGCCTACGAGCTGGAAAAGGATGCGCTACTGCACCTCGTCGAGGTGCGCGAGAGGGGCCGGGGACGATGACCATGCGGAAGGTGAATGCGCACGTGCGCGATGGGGTAACGACGTACATCGGCCCCGGCGGCATCCGCCACGGGTCGCAGGAAGAGATCCTGCCGAAGCCGGGCGGAGGCTACGTCCTCTGCTTCAGCACGCCATTCCACGACGAGAACGGCTGCTACGTGCGCTTCATCCGGCCCGGCAAGCCGGCGGGGCGTGCGGCGCGCAACGCCGCGGTGCGGGCCGCTCTCCGCCGTGAGCGCGAAGAGCGTGCGGCCGAAAGGAACAGCACGGTTTTCCACACGGCGAACGGTCCGGTCTCGATTCCGAGGCGGGCGGCGGCGGCTGCGGCTGGCTGACCCAAGAGGAAGGGTGAGGCGGGTCGAGAGACCCTTCCCCCTCCGGGTGTTTCGTCCTTCGCTACGACGAAGGTGTTGTTGCTACCAACCAACCAGGGGGCCGCAGGCCCCCTCCGAGGAGCTGCATGGGCAAGCGCGGACGAGCGAAGAAGGCGGCCTCGGGTTCGATGCCGGAGGTGATCATGCCGGAGAAGACGACCCCGGACGCGCCGGCGGCGACGTCGTGGAACATGGGTCTGAACCGCAACGGAAAGATCCCGACCCTGAAGGAAATGCCGACCGAGGAGATCGAGCGCCTCGCCGACTCGCACGAGAAGGTGATGGTCACGATCCAGCGGCGGAACAACCGCGGCCAGCTCGCGAATCTCGGCTACTCCGGGATGTTGTGGACGCCGGCTGAGGTACTGAGCGTGGCCGACTGGCTCCTTCCGCGCGCGGGCGGCGGGCTCTACGTCATCCGCGTTTCCGATCCGAAAAATCCCGTGCAGCGGCTCGTGCCGTCCTTCGAGGTGCCGATCGACGCGCAGCCGAAGACGCCGATCCCCTACCATACGAACGTCATCGGAGCGCCGATCTTCGGCGTCACCCACGAGGCGCGTCAGCCGTTCTACCCAACGCCGGCGATGCCCATCCCGCCCGGCCCCGTGATTCCGATCACGATGCCGAGCATCGATCCGTCCAAGATGCGTACCGAGGAGCAGGACAACGCGCCTGTCGTCCCGGGCGTCCTTCCACCGCCGAGGAATCCAATGAGCAGCAAGTGGTCGCAGGGTCTCGATCCGGTCGCGTTCGCGCACATGGCGCAGAGCGCCGCAGCACAGGCGCCGATGGCCGGCGCTCCGCAGGTCTTCGGCTACGGCGTGCCTGGGGCGATGGTGGCGGGCGCCACCTTCAACTCGGATCAGCTCGCGGTCGACCAGCTCCGTCGCATGGAGGCCGATCGCGCGTCGTTGCAGACGAAGCTCGACGCGCTCCTGGAGCGCGCCGATGCGCGCGAGCGCGACTACGAGAAGCAGCTCCGCGAGCAGCAGGAGCGACACCGCGAGGAGCTGCACAACCTGCGGCTCGAAGCGCTAAAGGCAGAGCTGACGGCGAAGACGGCGGCCCCCGCGCCCCAGGGGCTCAAGGTGCCCGAGCTGATCGCGGCGCTCGCGCCGTTCGCGCCGGTCTTCGCGGCCTTCGTCACGTCCTCGAAGGAGAGTGCGACGAAGAGCATGGAGGTCCAGCAGCAGGGCCTCAACCAGCTCATGCAGCTCATGGTCTCGCAGGCGAATCGGCCGTCGCCGGATCCGCTCTCCGCCGTCGAGAAGCTCATGCCCCTGCTCACGGCCCAGCGCGGCGGTGGCGGCGAGGGACACGCGGCCCTCGTCGAGGCGCTCGGCAACATGAACCTCCAGCAGACCGCCATGGTCGCGCAGCTTCTCGAAGGCCTCGCGGCTCAGGGTGGCGGCGATTCGACGCCGGCGTGGCTCCCGATCGTGCAGCAGATCGGGCAGGGCATGCTCGCGATGGCCCAGGGCGCCGCCGCGGACCGGCAGCGGGCGATGCTCGGCACCACGCCGCAGTTCGCTGCGCCCCCGCGCTCGCTCGGGGCTCCGCCGGCGCAGGTGACGCGTCCGGCGCCGCAGCCCACCGCCTACCGGACGCTCGACGAGGAGCCCGCCCAGGTTCCGCAGGCGCCCCAGGTGGCTGCCCCGCAGCCCATCGTCACGCCGCCCCCGCAGCCGATGGTCAACCTCAACCCCGCGATGCTCGACTACCTGCCGGCCGAGTACCGCACGCCCGAGTGGCGCGCCATCATCATCGCCCTGCACGAGGGCCAGGACCCCGAGCACGTCGGCCGGATGATCGGCAAGCACCTCGACCACCTGCTCGATTTCGACATGCTTCCGAGCGCCCTCGGGAACTTCCTCGTCGAGCCGCGGGAGGCGCTCGCCCGCCTCGTGCAGCCCCTCCCGATCTACACCGCGAACCACGCCTACTGCGAGGTCGTGATCGAGGAGACGCTGCAGGCGCTCTACCAGCTCGGCACGCTGGAGCTGACGCAGGAAGAGGAGGAGCCCGGCGACGAGGAGCCCGAGGACGAGGGGGACGAGACGCCGGAGGAGGACGTGGAAGCGCAGGCTTCCTGACGCATCTTCGCTACGAAGACGAAACCCCCGCGCAATCGGTTGACAACCGCGCGGGGGTTTCGTACGTTCTGGTCTCGCGCTCGCCGCTACGGGCGCGGGGAGAGTGCCATGATTCGGCCGGAGACGGTCGAGGAGATTCGCGGAGCGCTTGGCGAGGTCGCAGCATCACGCATGACGTACGAAGGCGAGGAGCGGACCACGCAAGCGTCGGCCGACTTCGAGCGGCTGTTCGGAGGTGAGACGTGACTTGGCTCGTCGTTCGTACCGAGAACGAAGTGCGCGTCTACGGCGAACTTCACCCGAAGCTGCCGACGCCAGCGCGGACACCGGCGGCTGCGCGTGTTCTTCGCGAACGCATGGCGATCGCGCTCGCCATGCTCAAAGGAGGTGTAGCGTGACCACCGAGGGCAAGAAGCTCGACGCCGGCAAGCGTCGGTTCACGCTGCTCCCGTGGAGCGTCGTCGGCGAGGTCGTCGACGTCTTGGAGTTCGGCGCGCGTAAGTACGCTGTCGACAACTGGAAGAAGGTCCCGGACGCCGAGACGTGCTACGTGAACGCCGCGCTCCGACACGTGACCGCCGTGATCGAGGGGGAGAAGTTCGACCCGGAGAGCGGGCTTCCGCACCTCGCGCACGCGATCTGCTCGCTCATGTTCGCCCGTTGGTTCCAGCGGCAGGAGGATGTGTGATGACGAAGAAGACGACGAAGCAGAAGTACGGTGTGCAGGTTCCGATCGCCGGCTTGGTCTACATCGAGGTCGAAGCCGAGAATGAGAAGGAGGCTGAGGAAGCCGCCTGGGAGGCGATCAACGAGAGGGGCGCGGAAGCGGGCGAACTGGAGTGGGAGTTCCTCGACGTGATCACCGAAGGCAACGTCTGTCGTGCGCCGTGCGACCGCATCACCGTGGACAAGTTGAAGTGACCTGGCGCCCCTACAACAAGTTCGGGTGGTGGACCATCCACCTCGACAAGCTCTCGACGAGGCACGAGAAGCTCCTCGAAGACCTGAGCAGCGTGCCGGGCATCACCGTCGGTGCCGGCGAGTCGCGTGGGGGCTACTTCCTGAACGTCGGCGTCACCGCGCACGAGTCGGCCATGATGACCGACGTCTTCCTCGCGTTCGAGGATGTCGTTGGGTTGTGTATGGGCGGCGGTATCGAGCCCGACGACGGGCTTTGGGAGGGCGCGCGTCAGCTTCGCCCGTACCAGCGCGAAGCCGCGCGCTTCCTCTGCGCGACGGGCGGCGGCATGCTCTGCGACCAGATGGGCCTCGGGAAAGGGCTGCCGAACGCGACTGGTGTACTGACGCCGACCGGGTACGTGCCGATCGGAGCGTTGCGCGTCGGCGACGTCGTGTGTGACACGCTCGGCGGCACGTGCCGGGTTACAGGCGTGTTTCCACAAGGGGCGCGGCCTGTGTTTCGTGTGACGATGGCCGACGGAACGTCTGTCCTTGCAGACGATCAGCATCGCTGGCTCGTTCGCTCCCCACAGCACCGATGGGAGAGTAGCGTAGGCGTTGTACGCACGACCGCGGAGCTGTTGGCCGGAGGACTCCGTACGAAGCCGTCGGCGCGTAACGACAGCAACCGTCGGTGGTTTCTTCCGGACGTGACCGAAGTGGCGTTCGCGGCGCAGGATGTGCCGATTGACCCCTACGTGCTCGGGACGATGTTGGGGGATGCGTCGTTGCTGGGAACGGTACGGCTCCATACGCAGGATGCGGATGTGTTGGCCGAGGTGTTGCGCCGTTGGCCGGCGGCACGGGTTTGCACAAGGCCGGGTTTGTCGTTGCCAGGGTTGTTCCGAGCAGTGACGCAGCTCGGGCTTGCGCGAAAACGCGCGTGGGAAAAGTACGTCCCGCGGGTGTACCTCTACAACACCGTCGAGGTGCGGCGTGCGCTGCTGGCGGGGCTTGTGGACACAGATGCCGAGTGTCGAAAGGACGGTACCGTGTGTTACACGTCGACTTCGCAGCAACTTGCGGAGGACGTGGCGTTCTTGGTGCGCGCGTTGGGCGGTGTGGCGTCGGTGCGCCCGCGACGGACTTCGTTCTTGTACGAGGGGGAAAAACGCGAAGGGCGCGTCGCGTACGTTGTCAATATCCGCATGCGAACCAATCCTTTTTTGGCGCAACAGGCGCGACGCCATCGGTGGAAGCCCTCGATCTGCGCACGCGGCATCGAAGCGATCGAGCCGTGCGGTACGATGGCCACAACGTGCATTTCCGTGGACGCGCCGAACGCGTTGTTTCTGACGGAAAACGTGATTCCGACGCACAACACGACTTCGGCCATCGTGGCCGCTGAGACGCTTCGCCGGCGCGTGGACGAGGGCGCTCCGGTGCTCGTCATCGGGCCGAAGTTCGTGCGCGCGACGTGGAAGCGCGAGCTGCTCGAAAACGGGGCGATCGCGTCGCCGAGCGAGTTCTTCTTCGCGACGGGCGTCAAGCCGACGCGCGAGCAAGAGCGCGAGCTTCAGACCGCGCGGTATTGGTTCGTGCACTACGAGATCCTGGAGGCGTGGCGGCACGTCCTCACGCGGCCGCTCTACGCGAAGCGGCCCGTGGTGGCGATCGTCGACGAGGGGCACTGGATCCGCAACCCGAAGGCGAAGCGTACGAAGGCCGTGCTCGCGTCGGCCGGCATCGCGCGGCATCGCATCCTGCTCACCGGCACGCCGCTCGCGAACCGCGTGGAAGACCTCTGGGTTCCGCTCACGTTCGTCGATGGCATGGGCGCATGGGGCACGGCGTTCAGCTTCGCGAGCCGCTACACGATCTTCCAGAAGGACCAGTACGGCTGGAAGTCGCACGGGCCCGCGCGCATGCCGGAGTTCCAGCACCGTCTGTCGCGCAGCTACCTCCGGCGCGAGGTCGCGGACGTGGGGGCGGAGATCCCGGACCTCACGCGCGAGCGCATGCTCGTCGAGCCCACGAAGGACTTCTCCGCCGCGATCAAGAAGTGGGCCGGCGGCGACATGGACCGCGCGCTCTCACGCCTCGAAGATGCGCTCGCGGCCGGGGCGCTCGGCAGCGAGACGCTCTCCGCCTTGACCGAATGGCGGAAGTGGACGTCGAGCGTGAAGGTCCCCGAGACCGCCGCGCTCACCGCGTCGCTCCTCGCCGAGGGCGAGAGCGTTGTCGTCTTCGTCTGGCAGCGGGAGACGGCGGAAGAGCTGGCGCGGGCGGTCGGCAAGGCGCTCGTCAGCTCGCGCGAAGACAAGGCGACCTTCTCTTACCGGGCCCACGTCGTGCACGGCGGGATTCCGCAGGCGACGCGGGACGCAGCCGTGGAGGCGTTCCAGACCTACGCCGGCCCGCAGGTCATCTTCGCGACGATCGAGGCGCTGAAGGAGGGCGTCACGTTGCACGCGGCCCGCCGCGTCATCATCCACGACCTCGACTGGATCCCGGCGACGCTGCTGCAGGCGGAAGCCCGCGTGCATCGTCTCGGCCAGAAGCGCGCGTGCGTCGCGACGTGGATGGTGGTCGAGCGCAGTGCGGACGAGCTGATCGCACGGCACCTGCTACAGAAGGCGAACGCGATGGCGGCCGCGATCGGCGACACCGGCGCGCAGGTCGCCATCGAGGGTGTCGCCCCGGTCACCGAAGACGACATCGGGGCGAAGTACGCCGCGGAGCTGCTGGGAGGTATGGGATGATCCGTTTCGGAACAGGGCGGAAGACGGAGGCGACGGAGTATCCGCCGATCCACGAAGTGCTCGGCATCGCGCCGTCGAGCGGCAGTCCGTGGGGCTCGACGCGGTGGAAGCTCCTCCGGCGCTGTCCCCGCGAGTTCTTCCTGACGCAGAGCGGCGTCGTGAAGTCGAACCATCGCGAGCCGGCGCTCGACTACGGCATCGCCTACCACCACGTCTTGGAGGTCTACTACCGGGCGCTGCAGGGTGGCGCCGACCATCCGGGTGCCGTGCAGGAAGCGTGGGGCGCGCTCGCCCCGATGCGGGAGATTCCGGAGTGCGCCGAGATGTACTCGACGCTCGAACGCATGCTCGTCTCGTACTTCGAGTTGGCGGCGAACGACCGCTGGCGGGTGATCGCGGTCGAGGAAGAGATCGTGTACGAAGGCCGCGACTTCAACTACTCCGTGCGGCTCGACCTCCTCGTCGAGGATCTCGAACGCGGCGGCATGTGGGTCGTCGAGCACAAGTCGGCGCAGACGATCACGGCCGACCTCACGGCTGGCTATTCCCTCGATCTGCAGGTGCTCGGGCAGATTTGGATCGTGCAGGAATGCGTCGACCTCACGCAGTACCCGCCCTTCAAGGGCGTGATCGTGAACATCACGAGCAAGCAGAAGGTACCGCAGCACCAGCGTGTCGAGGTGACGGCGACGCGAGCACACTTGGCGGAGTGGCGCAAGTCGGTTTGTGCCCTCGCGGACATGGAAGCGCTGGCGGAGCGTCACGGCTGGCCCAAGGCGCTCGGCAACTGCACGGGGGCGCCGCGTTACTTCAAGCAGTGTGCCTTTTTCGACATTTGTCACGGCAAGCCCAACATGCCCGTTGACAACCTCGACGAGTATGCGCTACCTATGGGCTTCGTCGTCGACCAGAACCGGAAGGTTCGATGACCAATAGATGCTCTGAATAGATGCATTCAGAGGAAAGGCGGACACGCCCATGACGCAAGTGAACGAAAAGACCCGTGTGCCTGCCGCGAAGCCTGCTCTCTTCGCCGTCCAGCAGACCGCGGAAATCCAGTCGCCCTGGACCCACTGGTTCCTGTACGGCAACAGCGGCAGCGGCAAGACGACCGCCGCCTCGACGTTCCCGTCGCCGCTCTTCCTCGTGCCGTCGGCCGAGGGCTCCGAGCTGACGCTGGCGCACGCCGAGCAGGACTACCCCTACATCAAGATCGGGCGCGACGCGGAGGGCAACCCCGTGAAGCCGCGCGACCACATGCACGCCATCCTGAAGGAGCTGGAAGCGCGTCACATCGAGATGCGCCGACTTCTCGCGGCGGGCGACACGGACGGCGCGGACGCCGTCTTCCCCTGGCAGACCATCGTCTTCGAGTCGATGACGCACTACTGCGCCATGCTGCAGGACGAGATCAGCCAGAACGGCATGCAGAAGATGGACCAGCAGCGCTGGGGCATGATCTCGGACCACCTGCGCGCCGTCCACAGCCGGCTCCGCGGGCTCGACTGCCACGTCGTCTTCACCGCGCTCTCGAAGGTCGAGGGCGAGGAGCGGAGCGCCGAGGGCCTGCCCGACATCAGCGGCAAGATGGCGCGCATGTTGCCCGCGGCGTGCGACGCGATCGGCTTCTGCGAGTGCGTCGAGGGCGGCGGCTCGAAGGCGAACGCCGTCTACCGCATCTACTTCCGGCAGCACCGCGTGTACCTCGCGCGGACGCGGTTCCGCGACATGCCGCCGATGATCGAGAACTTCCACTTCAACGACGTGGCGCGTTTCACGTCGGCGAAGGGGCTCTGAGTTTCCCGTCCGTGATCACGAAACCCGTAACGAAGGACAGACAGACATGATCCGCTACAGCAACAAGCCGAACAACTTCTCCCCGCTCCCGGTCGGCACGTACGACCTCCGCATCGAGTCGGTCGATGTGAAGCCGAAGAACGAGAACGACCAGCTCGTCGTCAAGGCGGTGGTCGTCGGCGGCCCGTCGGACGGCCGCAGCGTGACCGACTGGTTCACGCTCTCCGAGGCGGCCATGTGGCGCGTCGGCAACCTCGTCGAGGCGACCGGCGTCGCGGCGACGGTGGTCGGCGAGGATGCGCAGGGCAACCCGGCGTACGAGTTCGACGAGAACGACCTCGTCGGGCTCTGCTACCGCGTCGACGTCACGATCCGGGAGTACACGAAGGACGGTCAGAAGCGCCAGGCGAACGACTTCAAGAACTTCGCGCCGAGCGACATCAACGGCGGCGCGGAGGAGGAGGAGCCCGAGCCCGCCCCGGCCCCGGCCCCCGTGCAGCGTCGCCAGCCGCCCCAGGCGGCCGGTGGTGGCGTGGCCCGTCGCCCGCGGGGCGCGGCGTGAACGAGGGCCAGCAGCCCGAGCAGGGCATGACCGAAGAGCAGATGCTCGCCGCGCTGGTCCACCAGCAGGCGTTCCTGCTCTCGCATGCCCTGCCTCGGGCGGCGCCCGAACAGATCGTGGTGGCGCTGCAGGAGGAGCTGGCGGCTCAGGATGGGCTCGCGGCGGTCCTGAACGACGTCGTCGACGAGGCGGCGCGCCAGAAGAACCCGATTTGGGGCTTCCGCATCCTGCGGCCTGACGGCAAGGAGCTGACCCGCGCGAGCGTGGCGAAGGCTCTCGACCCGTCCGATCCGCACTACATCCAGCACGTCGCGATCTGGGCGAACGTCCAGGCGATGGTGACGATCCCGGCGCTCCGCGCCGTCTGGCGAGCGCTCGGCGCGAAGGTCGAGTTCTTCCAGATGAAGGCCCCGAGCCCCATCCTCCACCCCTGACGTCGGCACGCGCCGCGTGTCCGGCGATGGGCGACGGCACCCGCATCCCTCGACATCGCGGGACGTCGCCGGGCGCGGCCTTGCGCGTGTCATTCGGTGTGGCCCCGAGCCGACGACGAAGTCGGGGCAACCCTTTCCTCCCGGGAGACCGAAGACCCATGGGCAAGACGAAGAAGACGGCGAAGTCGCCGACGAAGCAGGCGCCGCGAAGTGGCGCGCGAACGATCGAGGACGTGAACGACGTGGAGGCGCTTCTCCGCCGAGGCTGCACGGTGAACGAGTACGCTGAGGCGCTCGGGATCTCGCGCCAAGCGAGCCGCTCGCGGCTGCAGAAGGCGGTCGAGGAAGGCGTGCTCGTGAGCGAGGCTGGCAAGCCGCCGAAGCTCTCGGCGACCGACCTGCTCCGGCCCCCCGTGCGTGCCGGCATCCCGCCGCGCGTCTACCGGCTCAAGTCGGCGAAGGGCTGACCGTCATGACCAGCACCACCACGCACGCTACCATCGCGGAGAACCCCGCTCTCGTCGCGCTCGTCGCAGACGTGCGGGGCTGCGTCCTTCGCTACACGGACACCGCCGGCGCGCTTCGCGTGACGCCTTCCGAAGCGTGGTCCGCGCTTGCGCTCATCGCGCTCCGGGAGATCGCGCGGCATTCGGTGCCCTACGCCGTCGCGACGATGATGCTCTATCGGGCCTACCGGGACCAGGAGGAGCGCGATGGGAAGGTGCGGTGAGCCGGACCAGATCACGCTGGGCGGCGCGATTGGCGTCGTCATCGGCACGATCTTCGCGATCGTGATTCTCGGCGAGCTGGCCGACTGCGGCCGCGAACCGCCACACCCGGCACCCCGCGACATCGAGACGGCCTACGCGGCCGACTGAGGGACCCATGGGCCTGTCCGAACATGCGTTCGGCACGAACGACGAGTGGTGCACGCCCCCGAGCCTCTTCCTGCCGATGGTCTGGGGCTGGGGCGGCATCGACCTCGACCCGTTCGGGCACTTCACGTCGAAGGTCCCCGCGACCGAGCGTTGGACGCTGCCCGAGAAGTGGGCGGCAGCCGAGGGCCTTTCGGACGAGGAGTGGACCGCGCTCCTCGCCGCCGGCTACGTCGAGGGCGACGCGCAGACGCTCGAATGGAACGGGCGCGTGTTCGCGAACGGCCCCTACTCGAACGTCGCGTGGTGGCTCTCGCGTGCCGCGGACGCTGCCGAGCAGCGCGAAGCCCACGTCATCGGGCTCATCCCCGTGCGGCCGAACAACACGTGGTGGGACACGTACGTCTGGCGTCGCGCTTCCGCGATCTGCTGGCCCCGCAAGCGCGTCACCTTCGAGGGTACGCAGCGCAACGGCAAGAAGGGCGTGAACGCGCCGTTCCACGTGTGCCTGCCGTACTACGGCAACGAGGCGACGGTGTTCGGCTTCATGTACGAGCACGTCGGCCACATCCAGATTCTCCGCCCCCAGACGCTCCCGTTCCGGAGCGAGCTTCTCCAGCACTTGCAGAGGTAGACCATGAGCCACAGCGTCTTCGGCCCGCCACTCGCCGAATGCGCGATCTGCTCGCTCCGTGAAGGATGCGAGCAGCGCAAGTTCGTCACGTCACACGTCGGCAAGAACTACCGCCCCGGCGGGCTCATGCTCGTCAGCGAGTTCCCGGCGAAGATCGACGTGCAGCAGGGGCGCCCGCTCACCGGGCGCGTCGGCCAGCTTCTCGACGCCCTGCTCGAATCGGCCGGCATCGACCCGGAGTCGACGTGGAAGACGTCCGTGCTCCTCGGGATGCCGAAGAGCACGAAGCCGAAGGACCTGAAGGAGCACCGGACCGACATCTACGCGTGCCTGCCGCGGCTCGACGCGGAGATCACGACCGCGCAGCCCCGCGTCATCGTCGCGCTCGGCCAGCTCGCGCTCGAAGCCTTCACCGGCCACGCCGAGACGAAGCCGCGCCTCCTCGACAACCCCTGCGACCGCTGCAACCCCGAGACGCGGAAGATCGGGCCGGTCATCCAGTGCTTCAACGGGGCCTGCAAGCACACCGTCGACGTGCCGAAGTTCACGCGCGTCGACGAAGTGACCGGCGAGGTTGGCGTCGACAAGGCGGCGCTCGACGCATGGCGCGACGACTTCCTCGCCCGCAACCCGAACTGCCTCATGTGCGACACGTCGTGGAAGCGCGCGAAGCCGAAGATGCTCGCGTGCCCCGAGTGCGGCGGGAAGAAGAAGCGCGTCGGTGAAGAGACGCTCTTCCGCGTCGACCGCGTGCTCACGGGTCGCGAAGGCGTCGTCGGCGCCGTCTTCCACGCGGCCGACCTGCCCGGCAACCTGACCGAGCTGGGCGTGAAGTACATGATCCCGACCTACAGCCCCGGCCTGCTCATCCTCCCGACGCGTGACGGCGCGAAGGCGGGGAAGTTCCTCGTCGGCGGGCAGTTTGCTGCGCGCGCGGCTGTCGACCACCTGAAGAAGGCCCACCAGCTCCTCACGCGTGAGGCGCGCTTCCACGTCGACGTGCTCTCGACGGCGAACGTCTCGGACCGCACCGCCGCGCAGATGCTCGTCGACTACACGCGCGAGCCCGGCGACTTCACGGTCGACATCGAGACCAACTCGAAGAAGGGCCCGTGGGGCGTCACGCGCATCGTGTGCATCGGCATCCACCGCATCGGACGCGAGGATGGGCTCGTCGTCGACACGCGGAGGATCGGCGACAAGTGGTACCCCGGCAACCCGGTCTACGACGCGCTCATGGCCTTCCTCGAATCGAAGGCGCACGGGAAGGTCTTCCACAACGGGCCCTACGATCTCGTCGTGATGCTGCGGATGTGGGGCGTCGAGGTCGAGGGCGTGATCGGCGATACGCTTGCCGCGCACAACGCCTGTTACCCGGACGAGGAGCACGGCCTCGGCTTCTGCGCGCACGAGCTGACCGATGCGCCCGCGTGGAAGGGCGGCGAGGCGAAGACGGAGTCGGAGTGGGAGGCCCAGGCCGAGCTGAGCGGCTACCGCACCTTCGACGACCTCGCGCTCTACAACGCGCGCGACCTCGTCGCCACCGCCGGCGTGTGGACCGCGCTCGCCGGCCACGGCACAGCCCCCGGGCGTCTCGACGTCGAGGGTGTGCGCTCGGCGTTCCACGTCGACATGCAGATGTACCCGATCGGCATCGAGATGGAGGTCGCCGGCCTTCCGCTGAGCCAGGATGCGCTCGACAAGGTCGATCGCGAGCAGAGCGCAGAGCTGGCGACGCTCCTCGCGCAGATGCGCGAGCAGATTGGGGAGCCCGACTTCATCCCCACGCCGAAGTCGCTCGTGTGGGCGCTGCACGCGGAAGACGGCCCGCTGCGCCTGCCGGTCTACGCGACGACCGACAAGACGCAGCAGCCGAAGCTCGACCAGGAGACGCTGAAGCTCTACCGCAAGGAGCCCTTCGTCGACACGCTGCTGAAGTACAAGAAGATCGAGTACAACCTCTCGCACTTCGTCCGCTCCGAGGAGCTGCGCACGGCGTCCGACGGGCGGCTGCACCCGGTCTGGAAGGTGTGGGGCGCGAAGACGGGGCGCTGGACCTCGAATCCGAACGTGCAGAACTGGCCGGGCTGGATGCGGGCCGTCTTCGTCGCTCCGGAGGGCCGGACGTTCGTGGGTGCGGACCAGTCGCAGTTGGAGTTCCGCATCATGGCTTCCTTGTCGGGCGACGAGAACCTGATTCATCGGTGTTCCACGGCTGACGAGAGCGACAAGCTGAACCCTGAGTGCGACCCGCACAGCTACGTGGCCTCGCTCGTCTTCGGTGCGAGCTTCACGATGCTCGACCGGAAGGACCCCGCGCACAAGAAGACCGCGCCGGGCGAGCCGCCGTGCAAGTGCCAGAAGTGCCAGCGCGCGACGCTCCGCGACATCGTCAAGCGCGTCGTCTACGGCCTGAACTACGGCGCGGGCGCGCAGACCGTGCTCGACGCGATCTACAACGGCGGCTACGACGGTGCCCCGCTCACGGTCGCGTTCATCGAGCGCGTGACCGGGATCTACTTTCGCACGTTCCCGAAGGTGCCGCTCTGGCGCAACGAGATCGTGCGCGTGGCGGAGGAGACGCGGGAGATCCGGAGCCCGCTCTACAAGCGCCACCGCATCTTCCCGCTCGGCGGCATGGAGCCGTCGGTGCTCTACAACTACCCGATCCAGTCGGGCGGCGCCGACATCATGGCGCACGGGCTCATGCGGCTGCGCCCGCGGCTCCGGCAGGTCGACCCGACGGCGATGTTCATCGCGCAGATCCACGACGCCATCTACATCGAGTGCGACGAGAAGCGCGCGCAGGACGTGGCCGAAGTGGTCACGCAGTCGATGAGCTTCGAGATGTCGCTCGCGCCCGGTGCGCCCCCGATGCCCTACGTCGCGTCGGCTGCGATCGGCCCGAACCTCGCGGCGGTGAAGTGATCTTGGCTCACCCTTGCGCTCCGCTTGCGCTTCATGTACGTCCTCGCGATGCAGACCAACACGAATCGAAAGCGCGCACGCGTCGCCGGGTTTCTCCTCGCGGTCGCCTGCGCAGTGATCGCAGCGTTCGGAGCATGCGAAGCGCACGCGACGGTACCTGAAGCACCGTGGACACCCGATGAGGTGCTCCTCGCGCGGCTCGTCGTGCACGAGGCGGGCTTCCGCCGCGGCGTCGGCGACGTCGTCGGCATCGCGCACGTGACGCGTGCGAAGGCGCGACTGAACCGGATGTCCATCGCCGACTACGTCGCGATGGCGCATCCGCGCGCGACGTTCGGCCGCACGAACCGCGCGTGGGTCGCCGGTCTCGACGCGTCGTTCCTGCGTCCGGTGGACTGGCCCGAGGAGCGCGTGTCCTGGGAGGCGCGCGGGCGCCACGACTGGCTCCGCCGGCTGCGCGAGGTTCGGGAGGCGCTCGCGGTCGCGGAGAACCTCTGTCCGGCCTATACCTGGGGCGCGCGCCGCGGAATCGAGGCGCGGCTCGCCCGAATGCAGGCGGCCGGGTGGACGGTGCGCGACTGCGGGCCGACCCTGAACGTCTTTCTGAACGCGCCGTAGCACGGAGCGCAAGAGTCGGACATCCTACCTAGGCCCCGGTGTCGGGGCCCTTTTCGTTGGAGCCCACCATGCAGCCCCTCCCCGTGGACATCGCAACCGCCGACTGGCGGATCCAGCTTCTCGGCGCCCTCGTCACCGCGCTCACCGGCGTGCTCACCGTCGGCATCCCCCTGCTCGTGCGGCTCGGGCTGCGCTACCTGGAGCAGCGCCTCCACATCGAGACGACGGCGGCCGACGAGGAGCGGCTCATCCGCGCCGCCCAGCAGGGCGTCGACTTCGCGGAAGAGCAGGCCCGCAAGCGGCTGAAGGTGGGCGGGAGCCCGCTCTCCTCGCAGGACAAGCTCGACCTCGCCGCCGGCCACGTGCAGGACGTGCTCGCGCGCCACGGCGTGGACCGAATGACGCAGGCCGAGATCGAGCGGGTGGTCGAGTCGGTGCTCGCGAGGCGTCGAGGGGTCTGAAAAGCGAAAGGCGGGGGACTTTCGTCCCTCGCCCCCGCAGGTCCAATGCCTCATTTCTGAAGGCGCTGTCCGTCGCGTCTTCATCCTACCCCCAGCGGCCGCAGGCCGCCAGCGCTTTCTGTCACACGCCTAGTGTGATACGGTGCCCGCCATGGCAGCCAAGACGTCGATCTCCCACGTGCGGTGGGATCCTCGGACCCTCGACCGCATCGACGCCTTCGCCACCGAGCGCAAGCTGACCCGATCCGCCGCGGTCCGCGTGCTCGTCGGCACCGCCCTCGGGGACCCGCCGACCATGGTCGCCGCCCGGGAGGCCGCGATGCTCTTCTCGACCGAACGCAAGTCGCTCATGGCCGCCTTCGCCGAGGCGTTCCAGGGCGCCGTGACCTCCGCCGTCGCCCAGGTCTTCGGGGCCGGCATGACGCAGCCCCCCGACCTCTCCGAGTACCGGGAAGGCGGCACCGACGGGCTCGGCGACCTCGACGAGGACGACGAGGACGACGAGGGCCCCCCCACGCGCCCGGTCCGGGGCTTCTCGCGGGGGCGCCGCTGATGGCCGGCCTCTTGCTCACCCGCCTCTTCCGGGCGGACTGCAAGGACATCCCGCCAGCGGAGTCG